GCTTTTTTTAGAATATTATCGTCAATTTCTAAATCTCTTACTTCTCCACTCCTAGCCATTCCTGCGCAGACGCAATCGCTAATCATTTCAAGTACATCTATCAGGTTTACATCGCCTGGGCAGTTCGATAATAAGTGATGTCTTTCGGCTTTGATATGTAGCTGATACCATTCATCATTCACAAAGTCCGTTCCATTGTTTATTGTAGATAAAAAATTATCATAAAACATTTTTTCTTGTGATTTTTTGGTGTAATCGTGATTTTCCCATCTTTCTTCTATTATTTTTGACAGTTTATACATAACAGCTTCTACATCTTTAATGTGCATATTGTTTGCCTCTTGGAACTTCTCAAAAGTAACATCTTTAGGTGCCGTTCTTGTGTCTCCATTCGGATTTTTATAAATTTCTATCATATAATATTCCTTTCTAGGGTAGCAACTAACTCTATTTGTTAGCCGGTAATTGTTTTTATTCGTTTGCTTTGAAATTGTAAATCGGTTTTATAATGTCAACTATTTCAACAGTATCTTTTATATTTCCAATTATTTCATCCATTGTTTTATATGCCATAGGGCTTTCATCAATCGTAGATGTATTTACGGATGTTGTAAATATTCCATCCATTGCTTTTTGATACTCTTCTAGCAAAATGCTTTCTTTTGCCTTTGACCTACTCATAGTTCGCCCCGCTCCATGCGGTGCTGAATAATTCCAATCTTCATTTCCCTTGCCAATTCCCAAAATACAACCGTCACGCATGTTTATTGGTATTAGTACTTTTTCCCCCGCTTTTGCGGAAATAGCACCTTTACGAACAATATTTGTATCGTGTTCAATGTAGTTGTGAATCGTTTGAAATCGCTCCGTTTCTTTTGTAACTTCCCAACCCATATAGTAACAAATAATGCTCTGAATGACTCTTCTGTTAATTTTCGCAAACTCTTGGCATAATTTCATATCGTGTAAATACATTTCTCTATGTTTTCCAACAAGATATGATAACTCTCTAGGGATTTTAGTTGTATTTGTTTCGTAGGACTGCTTCAATTCTTTGATAGCCTTGCTGATTTCTCTTTCTCTCTTACATTTTTTGTATTCAGCAATCAATTTCTCACTATCTTGTTTGAAATTCGATTTTCCCGAAATATCAGCAATCGCCATTTGCTGATATATTTCTGCGACTTGCTTTCCGACATTTCTACTTCCCGAATGAATAACAAGATATTTGTTATTCTTGCTATCGCTATCAACTTCGATAAAATGATTGCCGCCTCCCAACGTGCCGCAACTTCTTTTCAGCCAATCTATATTTTTCAACTGTTCCTTGCAATACAATTTTTCAATAATATCGCTTGCGACAGATGAGTTTTCTTCTTCATGAACCCTTCTACCACTTGGAACATATTCTCTAATGACGTTATCTAATTTCTCAAAATCAATATCAATATTCCCCAAGTTTGTAGTAAGCATCCCACAGCCTATGTCAACTCCAACAATGTTCGGTATTACTTTTTCTCCTAAATCAGCAGTAAATCCTATAACACACCCTGCTCCCGCATGAACATCTGGCATAATTCTTATCTTACAATCCGAAAATGCCGGCTGTTTTATAAGCGTATATATCTGATTCAATGCTTCATGTTCTATATTTTCTGTAAATATTTTCAAATCAACCATAATATATTCCTTTCTGCCTTCTTTTATGTTTTATCAACCTTTATCTTTCTAAGGTCAGCGACTGACTCTATTTGTTAGCCGGTAAATATATTGTTAGATTGTTGGCATTGCGTCATTGCAAATCGGATGTAATTTCTGCACAAGTGCATTATAATCGTCAATTACATACCTTACCGGAATCATATATGCTTTAATGCCATATATTTCCGCAGTCTGTCTTTCAATACGGCAGCCATTCCAATCATAGCTTTCACATATTCCAATAAACACATCAGCCTGTGCCAGCTTCTTAAGGCTTTCACCAAGATACCATACAGCCTCTTTGCTGTCTTTAGGCGGGTTATCCTCAATGTAGCTATCGATAAGCTCTAACTCCTCGCCCTCGTAGATTTCAGCAATCTTTTTCATCTTCTGAATACTTGCTTTGATTTCTTCCTCTGTTCTGCCTTTCATCGGCACACTTACAAATAACTTCTTCATGTTCTCAATCTCCTTTTCTATGTTTTATCAACCTTTATCTTTCTAAGGTCAGCAACCAACTCTACTTGTTAGCCGGTAATATTTTTATTTGCCAATTCCTACAGTTCCTAAATATTCAACACTGTCTTTTGAAGTATAGACAATGACTTTATCGCTGTGAACTATATTAGGTCTTTCTGTGACTTTGATTTTATTCTCATTTTCTACAAAAATAAATTCAACGCTTCCCTTGTAGGTTATCAGTTGCCCATTTATGCAAACTGTAATTATCTCATAGTTGTAAGCGGGGGTACTTGAAGTTGTGCTTTGGTATCTAGCATAAATCCCGCTTTGTATCTCTTCTATTTCACATTCGTATTTTTCGGCTTTATTAGCCCAGCTTAAAAATAATATCAGTGCAACAATGCCAACAGCAATAACAATAATGGGAATAATGGTTTTAAAAAATTTTTTCATAAAATCTCTCTTCTGCTGATAATCAGCAATCATTATTTAGCTGTAATAAACCGTTTTGTGGCACAAAGGGCATTTGCATTTCCAGTTACTGCCTTCTCGTTGGTCGCCACAATACTCATATTCTCTATTGTTTGCTTCAAAAATGGTATAACAATTTTTACAACTGAATTTTAAAGGCTTATCAGCAAAATCTAAGTTGCCTTTTTGAATTATCTTCATTCGTTCTAGTCCTCCACATTCTTACTCTTTGTCTGCCTCGTTATCTGCCTTAATAACAGGCTTATCTTCTAAGGTGGAACAATCTATAGGCTCGCCATTTTTACCACCTATTTCGTGCGATTGTGCTTCTCTAAATGCTTCACGCTCTATTGATTTAATTACTTCTGCCATGCTCATTGTAATACACCTTAAATCCTTTCATCGCATAATCAGAAACAGCCTTTTTCAGCTCCTCATTGGTGGAATAGGTCTCCTTCAAAAGAATAGCTATGCCTTTTTTGCTGATTGCATAAATTCCAGACGGAACCTGTTTACTTGCAACATGTAAAACAGCTTTTAATTGTTCTGCCTTCATTTCATATACGTTATTTCCGACTGTCAGTTTCATTTTTCATAAATCCCCTTGTTTCTTCAACTATTTTAGAATCCCTAGCAAAATTCATTTCAATACGGCTTTGTGGCAGTCTGCCAAACTTTTCCAAAGCATATTTTTCTACTGCTTCTCTTAAAATGTCTATGCCAAAATTTCTCAATGCTTCTTTAGATGGCGGTTGATACTCTGATAAAGGATTGTCAATGTTGTTCATTTCTCATAAACTCCTCAAAATCTCTCCTACACTTAGGACATAATTCAAAACTTTTGCTTTCTCTTTGCGTTTTTCTCTTATAAATAACTCCGCAGATACCAAGGCTGTATGATTGCTTTTCTACCTCAATATTTGCAACAGCACTATAGTTATACTCGATTTCCACACCGCACCTGTCGCAAGTGCGCCATTCTTTTTGATGTTTCATTCCTCCACCAACTTTCTACCGCAGATAGGGCAATAATTGATATCAAAAGTATCCCAAAAACCACTCAGAGAATCAAATGTGCCAATTTGATACGTGTTATCTTCCGCTTGCATAATCCCATCTGATAAGTTTCTGTTTGGAACTAAGCTATAATCATCAGTATTCCATTTTGTAGGATTTTCGCAAAATTCACACATGCTTATTTCTCCTTTGCCTTAAACAGTGTGTCAGGAAACGGAATGCCTAAAAAATGCATATTTGCGTACTTCCTAAATGTCGGCACACTCATGCCGGCTATCTTTGCTGCTTGTGCCTGTGAACATCTACCATATGCGTATTCCATCAATCCCTCTCGGAATGAATCAATATTTCGTGTCTTAACTCCTTTTGCCATATTTATACCTCCGTTTAGTACTCTATAACGCCTTGTGCCAACTGTAGCAGATAGTCGCTTTTAGCAAAATGTGTTATCGAGTAGTTAGTCTCTCTTCTATGTGTTCGTCTAAAATGCTCATTAACCATTCTATCAAGCCCAGTAAGCCCTGCTTCGTCTGCTAGGTAAACATCTGTACCCTCAAAGTGATTATGCTCCGTATCGGTCACATTAGAAAGCGACAGACATACATTAGTCAGAGTCTTATCGGTCAAGATTGGGTGAACCTTGCAAAAATATGTTTCGTACAGGTTCATGTATCTGCAAAATGCATTTTTGACTACTTCTCCGACTGTCTTATTTTCAATGTTGCTGTCGCAGATTTCAGAGAACCTATTGAGCATATCATCTTTCTTTGCTTGCATATCCTGTCGGGTGACTCTTGCCGTCTGTTTCTCGGAAACAGATGTATGTACCTTATCAGTATTTAATCTTTCAGTACTTTGTTTATTAGTATTTAATTCATCAGTACTTAATCCATTAGTACTTAATTGTCCGTGGATTTCTACCTGTTGATGTTCAACCCCTAGATTTTCTAACCCTTGTCCATCTACTCTCTGTTTATGTGGTTCCTCGTAAACTTCATAAGTGTACTTTATTCTTCCACCATTGCTTTTTGTTGGGTTCTCTTTGGTAACCACAACATAATTATTATCCTTTAATTCATTTAAAGCCGATTTAACGGCTGTTTCATTCTCTTTGCATATTGCAACTAACCCAGCTATTGAATAATCCCAATTATCGGGTAATGAAAGCATTACGGACAATAGTCCTTTTGCTTTCAGACTCAAGCTCTTATCTCTTAAATGAGTATTGCTCATAACTGTGTAATTTTTTGTTTTATGCACTCTAATTGTTGCCATAATCAAATACCTCCGCTTGATATTATTTATGTATGCCTGTGATACATACTCCGCTTGATTGATAAAACAACAAACAGGCACAGCGGAAGTGCTTTTCGCTTCGTCAAGCTAGTTTGTTGTAATCGGATAGACAGGAATCGAACCTGTGACTCCCTCAATTACTGCTATTGCAGTGGTTGTTCTTCCAACTGAACTACTATCCGAAAAAGGAAATATTCACTCCATCAAAAGGTTTGTCAAAACGCATAAAGGCTTTGCTTTGAAGTGTATTTCCGATTACTTTCAGCGCGCGTCTTACTCATAACCTTGTTTTTGTGCGTTTTCATTTTGCTTTGCCTTACTGTATCGTGCCAACACGTACAGACCGCCCTACTCTAACTTTTTAAGTAAAACATGTCAGCGTTACGCAACCGCTATTCAAGATATAACAGCTCGCACTAAACCGACATATGATTGATGTGGTGTGGATTTGAACCACACATGATTGTCGCGACTCTCGTCATCTAAGTTGCCGGTTTCAACGAATTATCTTACGGCAATAGCGTTTACCCATTCCGCCACACATCAATTCACATACGGGTTGGTTTTAGGATAATACAGGTAACCAACAACTATATTTCCATTTCGCTTGTATGTGATAACGCCGACATCGTGAATCGAACACGAACAACATTTCTGTTGGATAGCTTAGCAAGCTATTGGAATACCTTTATCCCATATCGGCAAATAATTTATTGGCAGGACTTAGCAGCGCATTTTCTGTACCGCCCATTTAATCAAGCCTTGTCGCCTACTTGAACCAATAATTAATCGGCAAGGTTGGGAATCGAACCCACGATAAATCAGCTAATAGCCGACTGCTCTACCACTGAGCTACATGCCGTTAATGAGGGTGAAGTCTAAGGAGTGGCAACACCCTCCGGAGATATAAATTTGTATGTGCTGTAGGAAGAAAAGAATTAACGAAACCTACAGCAAAGGACATGTGAGGAATTGCACCTCACCTAAGACTCACTAATTTGAGTTGCCCTAGTTTAACAATTAATTAAGGGGGTATATATGTCTACTCTGCCTATTACAGATGTCTTTACGACAGGTTGGTTTTCACGCTCGTGCATTGTGGGATTATACACGATTAAACCCTCACGAGCCTTGTGACGGCTCTTAACAGTTTTCCACTATGAGGGTGAAAGGAACTACTAAGTCCAATGTCGGGGAACCAAGTAAACCCCAAACAGGGCATGTTGGATTCGAACCAACGTATGCGGGAATCAAAATCCCGTGCCTTACCACTTGGCGAATGCCCTATATTTACTGCCACATGAAAGCTATGGCAAGTATCTGACCGAACATTACCGCAGCACCGAGAAGTCTCGAGCTAACTGTCTCTTTTTCGTTTAATGTGGCACTTGTCGTTCCAAGCGCAATTAATGCCAGCCATACTGTTGTTGCAATTTTTAATACAAACATGATTTACACCTCAAAATCTAATTATCCTTAAAGCCCTCTATCAGCGACTCGGTTATGGTAGCCAAGACTAGAAACACTACCGAGATAAGCAATCCGTGTTCGTCAGATAAGAGTACCGCACGAATTGTGCAAAGCATCATCAGCCACAGGAAAACATTTTTAATCAACACCGGAAGTTCCTTATCCACGAATTTTCCAAAGACTTTCCATCTGCGCCTAGACTTAAGTTCATGAGCCTTAATTGTGTACCATATAGCTTTTTGTACATCCTGTGTGAGACTGTCTTTATGTCCGGCACGATATTTGTACTTGTATGCAGTAATCTCACACCATTTAGCCACATCCTTAAGCCCATAAATGTCAATCATTTCATCAATGCACTCTTTACGGTCAGGCAAGTTGTAGTGGCTAGGGTGATTTACCATGTCGGAATTAATTTTGTTAGACTCAAATCCTGTTAATTTCATCGCTGTTAGCTCCTTTACTGTTATATATTATATATAACTAATATTTTATCGTAGTTGTATGTATATATATTATTATTGTGTATGTTGTTTAATTAATATATAACTTATATTATAATAATAAATACTGCTTGGCGTGATTGAGGCATGAGTAAAGGCTTTTTTGTTTTGGCGGATATTTTGGGGGCTAAGTGGGACAGTTTTTCGCTTTTCATATACACCCCTAGGGCACCCAATACGTGCGCTGCTCAGCTCTCAAACATCAAGCATTTTAAATTGTATCTATTGCATGTACAATTCATCTCTACGCTTTCAACTCTTCGCTAAACAACTGTTTTGTGCATAGTTGCAATAATTCAATAGCCCTCAAAGCCTTATAAATCAAGGACTTAGAATTGTGTGTATTGTATATACAATTACTTGGCATTATCAACCATGTTATCACTCGATAATGCTTTAATATTCTGACTATTTGAGCCGCCTAACTGTGGCAATTCATTAGCACTTAATGCTCGCGCTTGCTGTCTGCTATCGCTTGTATATGGCGAAGCCCAGCCGTAACGCCTATTGAGTATTGCAATAACTCCGACTGGGTTCTTTGCCCCGGTCACGAGCTTATTTGAGAGACTTTCTTCTTGATATTTTCTCAGTTTTTCCAAAATCTCCGATGCTATCGGGCTTAGTGTATTCTTCCCCCAGTCATAAATAGTACTATCAGGAATACCAGTTAATGAACTAAAACCCAATATACTAACCTCTTTATCATACATCATACACATATCATAGATATATATATCTAATACATACATTACTAATTCAAAGTTATAACTATTAAAGTTACTCTCTTTATACATGCCATTATCTAATTTATAGTTTTCTTTTGATTTAAAATAATTACTATCAAATAACTTTTTTTGGATATAATACAAAGCGCTATTCCATACACTTTGAGATTCTTTTTTAATATCCTCAATCTTATTTACTTCGCAAAATTCATTTAGATAAAATAATAAATCATTTTCATAAATCTCGATTTGTTCTGACATCGTAGCACATCCCCCAAAAAGCCAAATAAAAAAGCCCGCACCGCTTGGAGCAATTCCAAGTGACACAGGCTAACCGGCATCTGCTTATTAATTAAATTTAAGATAATAATATATAATTCTGCTTATTTTGTCAATATATAGAATTATTGGATATATAATAACAACTGTATTGATTAATATATACCACATCACACATATATATTAATTATATTATATAAAAAATAAAAAGCCGGTCACAAAAACCGACTTAAAAAAACGCTTGCTATTGTGCCAAACTGTGGTAAAATAAGAATGTCTTTACAAGTGGAGCGGACTTGTAAAAGGTGCTGTTTACCAATTCTGAACAGCTACGGATTGAAAAAATAATATTTTAAATAATGCTTTTCGAGCATTAAAAAAGAGGGGTTTTAATCCCCTCTTTTATCATTTTTACCGGCTCCATAGCAATTATAAAATGCTTCTGTTAAAGCCCCCAATTGCTCCGGCGTTAGCTCTTCTTTTAGCTCATCCGGTATCCACTTATAAGAGCTGCTGAAGCTGTCGGCACAAGTACCGATTTTACAGGCCTCTTTAACTTTTTGCAACTTGTACATTTCTCCGAGTTCTTCCGTTGTTATATCTCCACTTTTAACAGCTTTTCTGCCCTCTGCAGTTAATATCTCCATAGCCTTGTTTTTTGCTACGGTTCCAATTCCTTTTATTCTCATATTCTTTATACCTCCAATTTTAAAAATCTACTTGACTACCTTCTAGAATTTCATCGTTGATTAAGTCCCACTTTGCAAAGTAGCCGGTTTTTCCTTGACTTGTTAGCTCTTTAACTCTTTTGTTCACTTCTTTTTTGGTGTTATAAATTTCTTCATTGTTGCCGGAGATAACAATATAATCATAGCTTTTCACTTTTTCCCACCTCATTAGTTAAACTGTTTATTTGCTACGACATAACTATAACATTTTGTGCCTTGTATGTCAACACTAATTTTAGTGTTTTAATAAAATAATTTTTATCTACTATATAAAGCAATTAAAAATATTTTATTTTCTCCTCATCTGTTGGTGCTATCTCTATTATGTCGCTAGGCTGTAGCCGTAATATAATACATATAATGTTTAGTGTATCTAGTGTTATACTTTTACCATTCCTTATATTTGACATAGTAGCTTGACTTAATATTTTTTCTTTTCTTATTCTAGTACTTGTGTAGCCTCTGTTAGATAGCTCTTTGAGTACATCAATTTTGTATTTAATCAATGTTTTTCAATCCTCTTTTCTATATTATATTTTATTCTCTTATGATACTTTAAAACGTTTTCAAAGTCAACTAATAAAAATATTTTATTTTCACTAATTTTGGTGTTGACATACACTAATATTAGTGATATTATAATGTCAAGTCGAAAGGCAATGAACAAAATAAAAAAGCCTGTCGCAGAGCTGACAACCTAACGACAGGCACCAAACAAAATAATATGAAAGGCGCGTATATTATAACATACGTGTAAAAAGGTGTAAACCATGAGCAAAGAAGTATTAGAGACATTAAAAGAGACAAGAAAAGATTATAAGTCAATGATTGAGTTTTGTTGTGACGATTTAGTATTAAATAATGACATCATGCCAGCTTTAATCTCAAATGGTTTTGATTTTGATATTTATTGTGGTACCGACTACAGTGAGGAGGATGATTGTTACTTGGATGTATTCCAGTATTTTATCATCAATTACAGCGATGCTGAGAGATTGAGTGAATATACTAACGAACTTGTTTATTATTGCGAGCCGTTAGACCTTTATATTTTAGGTGTAACACATTTCGGCACAGCTTGGGACGGAGTTCCGGCAAGTTGGAAAGACAACGACAACGAGTAATTAGCATTTAAGCCGGTGCAAGTTCACCGGCTTTATATTAAAGAGGTGTAAATATATGAGATATTGTGGACGACAGAAAAACGGAAAAACGTTGTTATTAACGGACGATGAAATTATAAACAATGCACTTGAACAGGAAAAAAGCGGAATAAAACCGCATTATGCTTTTTATGATTATAAGAACCATGAAAAAATGACTCCGGCCGGCTGGCTTGTATGGTCTTTAAGTGATGGCGGTTGCGGTGTAGTTTACCGCAGTAAGGATGGGAAAATGATTATTTCAACCGGGCTACAAGGGGATTTTTGTTATTGTTAGGGGGCACAATATGAGAGATTTAATCGAGCTTTTAAAGGCTTTCGGGCTTTTTGTGTCATGCCTTGTAATTGGGTATGGTGGTTTGTTTTTATTTTTTTATTAGAGAGGTGGACAAAATGAAAAGGAAGACATATAACAATATTATAAAGGCGAGTAAAATGATTATGAAAAAAGGCTATGAGCAGAAAGAAGCACAAGAAATGGCTTTACGGATTTTTGAAAATATGGAACAATTAAAAAATGGAATGTCTGCGGAATGGTTTATTGAAAAAATCGCTCCGAAAAATTACTTTATGGAGGTATAAAATAATTTATGAAAGTTAAAGAATTGATTGAGGAATTAAAAAAATGTGATTCGGATGATATTGTTATGTATAACTTTGAGAATGCTTTTACAAATGACAATTTTGAAAGAATGCACGACTTGCAAGAACGACACGAATGCGAGTTTGACTGTGGTATTGATGATGTGGCGATTGGTTCAGGAACTCTTAAAGGTTTTGTATTTTTGCGTGAAGATTTGCTGGAAGAATAAAAGCATTTAAGGCGGAGTAAATCCGCCCTTTTTGCTTGCTGTGGGTTCCGGCCGGTTCGATTCCGGCTATTAGCTTTATATATAAGGCTTTTTGGGTCTTATATTAATCTGTTGAGGGCTACCAATTAAAAGCGGTTATAAGTGCATATATTAACGCTTTGAGCGTTTGAGGGCTACCGGCTTTTGTGGTCATAAGTGCATATATACAGACATTCGCGGATAATGTAAAACCGTGCCGTGGTGGCGTGGAACTTGCAATTAGTGATAACGGCATATAAATGTGGGAATAGCAAGCGCAGAGCAACGAGCGTTAGACATGCTAAAGTGTGTAAGATATACAGCGCACTATAAATATTTTGTATGCATATATAGGTGGTTTGCGTTATACACCTATAAAAACAGATTAACGCACGACAGACCGCGAAAAGGTCAAAAAATAACTTATAAACCATGTACTAAAACGGGAAAGAGGGTTAATGAATGGATAATAGCAAACTAACTACGCTTGACGCTGTAGAGTGTGAAATAAGAGCACGCTACAACGGCAAATATACGGATGCATTAGGCTATCAGGCAAGCGAGCGCGCCACGCGTAAAGCTATAACAGATATTTTCAGAACTGTCGCGGACTTTGGCACGTGTGACGATATTACCGCGCTTATTAGTGGCAAGGAATACCGGCGGACGGCCTTCTCCAATTATCTACAGCATAAAAACTATATAAGCCCTATAATTAAGGCTTGTTATAGATAGGGGGGTGTATTATGTCTAATTATGAGTATTTAGGCAAAAAGGAAATATATAAGCGCGTTCAGGCACTAGGCTATGAGATGCCAAAAATAAGCGATTTTAGTTATACCAAGTACGATTGCATAGAATGGATGGAGTCGCACGAGTTAAAAATTACGGTTCAAAGGTCTGGTGAATGGTTACAAGTTGTCACAAAACATGCGCACGCTCACCCGGTCACATTGTTTTGTGACTATCAAGCTGGAAAATATATCACGCGTTACTACTAGGGATATTTTATATCCCTTTTTGTCGTGCCTAAAATCAAGCGTGCAGCCGTTGGAACTGTCGCGAGCTGTCCGGCTATAGTTCCGGGCATATGTACATTGACAAATGAGTAAAAATATTCTATGATTTTATGATATATACTTTTAAAACGTGTATTTGACGTTTTAAGGGCTTTTAAACGTGTTAGCGTGGATTTTATCAAGCACGCTAAAATAAGTCACAAAACAAGCCGTTTACAATGCCTAAAAATATAATTATAGCATTGCAAGCCGTCAAATCGTGCCGGGTGCGAGCTGTTATAAGTCAGGCACACCAACTCATGAAAATTGCTTGAATTTTCAGAAAACTTCACTCAATTAAAGCGCAGTGTGAGTTCTTTGCAAGTTCTCGACAAGTTTTTGTAAAATTTTGCAAACGGATTTTTGAAATCGAAAAATCCAAAGATAGGGGGGTATCAAAATTTTTTAGGATTTTTTGAATTTTGAATCGCCAAAAAGTAAATGCTCTTGGCACTGTAGTCGCTCTCTCCTAATTTCTCAATCAATTTCTGCCGCGTCATTTCCGGATTAGTCCGGTGTATGTATTCTAATAGTCTGTCTATTTTATCCATATTTTTGCTCCAATAAATTAAATATTTTGTCAGCTGTGTATACAATATTCCGTCCGTACAAGCTCATAAAGTCTGCGATTATTTCCTCCGTCTCTATGTCAATGTCACAGCCGTATGAGAACGAGTACACATGCACTAGCTCATGACATAGTATTTTGTCGGCCATGTAATCAGACACATTATCGGCTATCGTTACTGTCTTGGTTGTGTTATCGGTCACTCCTAGGCTTATTGTGCCGTCAGACCGTCTTAATTCGCTTGATGTGGGCTTTTTGAATTGTATGTGCCACAATATATCATTAACTTTTATATCCATGCTTATACCCTCTAAAAATGGCTATGAGCATTACTACCCATAGCCTTAATAATTACAGTTTTGACGCAAGATTGCTCATTTTGGTGCGCAAAAGGTTGCGTTCATCAGGCGTCATGTCGTTCAGAAGCTCTGATATATCTCCGCTCAATTCACGGATGTACATGTCAAGGGCTTTCATTTTATGCTCTTTATCCTCCGTAGAAGCTCCTTTGTGCATTTCTTTTGTCTCGGTATAATGTCTCTTTGCTCTGTCATAATTGCTTTCACTCACATGTGGTGCAATCGGTTCAGAGTAGTACATCTTACCTTGGCTCTTATCCATGTCACGCATATACTCCATGTCGTTGTAGTTTACTGGCATATGATACAGTGGCTCGGTGTACCTCCTGTAATCGTCTTTTGAATTTTCCATAGCTTCAACAATCAGATAGTCCTTGTCAAATTCTACGATATTCTTAACAATCTCGGTAAAATCCTTTAAATCGTCAAGGTTTTGCCCCTCAAAATTGTCAATTCCAATTCCGTCAACTTTAGCCTTGACGCATTCCATTATCTGTTTAGCCCATTTATGCATATCATCAAGCCTCCCTTACTGCGATTAAGTTACTATTCTGTACTTCGATAGCCTGTGTCGATGTATTCTGCACCGCTACAGTACTGCAACAGCCACAAGGTACATCAACGTATGCCTGAGCCGAAACGTTAAATAAATTTTGTACTGCTGCCGGAGTAACTATCATTCGTGTTGACTGTAAAGGCTCTCCGTCTACTGCAATGGCAAGCGAAATAGCTCCAACTGTACCGCCTGTAGGTATCTGAATGTTTCCACTATAAGATACCAAAAATCTTGCCCTACACTGATTTGTAATACCTCTTAGCTTAATAATTCCACTTCCCTGTCTGTGGACGATACATTTAGTTCCGCATACTGGTGTTTCTGTAAATGCCACATCTTCTCCGGCGGCAACTGTTTGTAATGCAATTCCTGTTATTTCCATTATCTTTACCTCTCTTTCACACAAATAAGGGCAAACATTATAGTCTGCCCTTGGGTTATAAGTAATACTGCTTAGCAGACATAATCTCGACTAACTCTCAACTAAACTTGGACTAATCCTCGACTAAAAATGGTTTTTAATCGGTTTAGATTGAGTTAACTCAATTAAGATACTCAATTATTCAGTTTTAGCATCCGCAACCTGTATTGCATCCGCATCCGTAAGCATATCCGTAAAGGTTACTTGCCGGGAATGATGGAACCGGTGTAGGTCTTACTGCGTCAATAATCTGATTTGTTTGTGCTGTCATTGCAGTAGTCAGAAGTGCGTTCTGTCTATCTTGCGATGCGGCTCTGCGTAAATCATTGTTCTCTGCTGTAAGTGCTGCTATCTTATCCTGCGTTAAGAAATCAAGGATTGCTCTAGTGCCTGCGTTCTGGCTGTCAATGATGTCTCTTGTGTTGCTATTCATTGTGTTTTGTAAAGCACAAGTGTTAGTTGCCATGTTGTAGTTTACACCCTGAATGGCTTCTCTTGTCTCGCAGCAACAGTTAGCAATCTGTGACTGTAAAGCGTTAGTATTCTGCATATTAGCGACTGTATCAGCGTTTACCGCCTGTTGTATGCCGTAGCCGGTCTGCATGATATTTGTGTTAATACCATTAAAGCCTGTGAGCATACTGTTGTTCATGGCATAAAAGCCGTCACAAAGTCCGTTAGAAATGCCATCTAACTTGCTGATAACTGCCTGATTGTCAAACCCTCTCTGAATTTCACTGCCGACACCACCATTAGTGCCACCACCGAAACCACCAAAGCCATTGCCCCAGCCTCCAAATATCGCAAATACTACGATAAGGAACCAAAGCCATGAGCCGTCATTCCAGTTATTTCCGTTGTTTCCGTCAATGTTCGCAACTAATGGTACTGATGCTGTGTTACAATTTGAACTAAACATAATTTTTTGCCTCCGTTATTTAAAATTTATATACTTAATCTTGCAAGAATTAGTATCAAAGTTGATTAAAAAGTGTTATAATATGTTTGTACGGATAGGGTAGCTCCCGATAAGCTGTTTGTCCTAACAGTTTCCGTACATTAGCTGATATAGGACATCTCACACTGAAAGGACAGGTGTTATTTTTATGGGCAAATCTATTGATTTAACAAACCAAAAATTTGGCAAATTACAAGTCTTGTGCGTTGACACAAATCCATCAAATAAGACTAAAAGATGGCTATGCCGATGTGATTGTGGAAACATTACCACAGCAAAAACAAACGAATTAACATCAGGGCATAAAACCTCTTGCGGTTGCAAAAAGCAAAACTATTTTAGAAGGGTTCACGGTCAATCGGGAACCCGATTGTATCACATCTGGAAGTCGATAAACATGAGATGCAATAATCCTAATGAACCTAGCTATCGACATTATGGCGAAAGAGGAATAACTGTTTGTGAAGAATGGAAAAACAATTTTTCAACTTTTTACAATTGGGCTATTCAAAATGGCTACTCCGACACGCTCACAATCGACCGAATAGATGTGAATGGAAATTATGAACCCGATAATTGCAGATGGGCTACGATTGCCGAACAATCTATTAATAAAACAAACACTGTTTATATTGAATTAAACGGAATTTCAAAGCCTATGAAAGAATGGTGCAATATATACAATGTTCCATACTACCTTGTGCAACAAAGATATAAGAAAGTTACAAAAAACAACATTCCTTGCGATGATTTATCTATTTTGTTTTCTAGAGAAACATTGCATCTTAAGAAAAATAGAAAACCATGTGTTAGAAACCATTTTTCTGATTATAGAGAAAGACCAATAATTCAATATGATGTAAATAATATTCTTATTAAAGAATGGTCTGGTATTAAAGAAATAAAGCAAACCGGATTATTTAATAAAAATGCCGTATTGAATTGTTGCTATGGTTTTTCAAAAACTCATAAAGGGTTTATGTGGCGATATAAAGATGATAATTATCCACAATATAAAGGCAAAAAATAATTTTTATTGGGCGGGTAATCCGCCCGATATGCTACTAATTACCAAATCTACTTTTTATCTGCTTCATTACATCATCAGGATTAATGCCTTTTTCTTTGCATAGGTTTCTTGCCATTTGCTCAATTCCCTTGCCGTTTCCGCTTTGAGCCATGCTCATTGCATTCTGAATCATTGGATTTCCCATTACGCGATTATTGCTCATTATCTGTTGCATTATTCCCATTACATTCATGCTTTTTCACTCTCCTTGTTTTGTGTTCGTGGAGTTTTTCTTTGTGCTCCTAACGATAATTGCTCAATTTTCTCTGATAGTTCGTTGAGCTTTGCCATAATACCCTCTGTGGCTTTCTCTGATAGGTCAAATTCAAGTTTTTCCGTGTCGCCCGATAACATGTCTGTCTTATCATTCAAAACCGGCTTAAAAGTCAATGTACGTATTGTTCCGTCAGCATTCCAGCTCTTAGCATATATCTCTGTTAAATCCTGTTTTGGGAAAAATGCTACACTGCCATCCATTGGCACCTCGTTGGGATTGATAGTCTCAACTGCCTGTACTACTCTGCCACTTATTCCTTGTGTCGGCTCGGGCTGCTGGTATCTCTGATAGTTTGCCATTGGGTTGTACTGATATGCTCCATAATTAGGTGTATAATTCATCATTGGTTGCTGATACGGCATGTTCATCTTTGTTTTCCTCCAAAACTTCCTCTATCGCTTTAATGACAAGAGACAATGTCATTAGGTCGATTTTTTGTAACTCGCTTTTTGCAAATATTTGTTCTCTTACTTCATCGTCAAACATAACATCATCTCCTTATGCCTAAATTGTGGCATAAAAAAAGAGAAGAGCATTTCCATGTTCTTCTCATATTTGTGTCATATAATGGCTTTTCTATATACAATTTTTACTACACACTTTTTGGGGTGGTTACTACACAGTTACTACACACTTTTTGCATTAAAATACATTAAAATACATAGAATTTTATATTTTTTACGATTTTACGAAAATCCCGCAGACCCTTTATTTTCTTAGGATTGCGCCATTATTTACGAAATCGTATGGCACTCCTTGATATACATAATAATTTTACCAGTTTTAGTATAAAAATACCCTACGAGCGTTGATTTTTCAACATTCTGTAAATTGAGAGTGTGTACTACTACACACTTACTACACACATTTTCTTCTATATTCTATGATTTTGTTGTCGGTGCTAACGATTTTTTCAATGTCAGCAAACGATTTTTCAGGTGTAACATGTGTATACAAGTCCATTGTCATTTTCAGTGTTGCATGACCCAAATATGATTGAACGACTTTCGGCTCTATCCCTGACTCAAAACATCTTGTCGCAAACGTATGTCTAAACGTGTGACCGCTAAAAAATGGAAATTCATTGTCACTGCTCTTTGTATCATTTATCCGTCTTACAACTGAACGTATAGAGTCGCTGTATATAACCGAATTAATTGGTGTGTTAAACCTTGTAACAAACAAATATTCGTTTTGCTCCTTGGGTCTGCGTGCTGAAACTATCTTTTTAAGCTCAAATTGTTTCGTCAGATATTCCTTGCACACACTGTTAATTGGTACGTGTCTGTGACTCTGCTTGGTTTTTGGTGGCTCAACATGAAATGTCTTGCCTTTATCTTCAAGGTATTTCTGATACACAAGTGTCTTATTAACATCAATATACCCCTCGTCCATATGTATATCTGCAATCGTGAGTGCAAACAGTTCTCCTGGGCGCAAGCCTGTATTAACTGCCACATTATACATGTTGTCGTAAAATGTACCCTTGCACGCTTCAAAAAACTCGTTCTGTTGCTCTACTGTCAATGCAAAAGCATTAACTTCTTTGTCTGCTCTCAGCTTTACACCTTTCGCCGGATTCTTAATCATCAGGTCATCTTCCATAGCTCTACTGAACATGTCATTTAAAATAACCTTGATTTTGCTCTGTCTCTCATACTTATAGTTATCGTCAGAAGCTTTGTCGATAAGTAACTGCACATCTGACTTGCGAATAGATGTTATTTCATGGTTTCCTAAGTATGGTGAAATGTTCTTCTTATATATATGCGTGTACTCCCTAATGGTATTGGGGCGCACTCTCTTTTTCTTGTATACATTCATCCACCTGTCAAACCACGCATCAAGGGTAATGCTGTCCCTAACACTTGTGAATTGTTGATTGTCGGTCACTGCTTTACTAAGTTCTTTCCGCAGTTCCGGCAACTTGCTGTTGTAAATTGTCTTGCTCTTGCCGAACCTATCTTTATATCTGCCCTGATAGAGTCCGTCCTTGCGCTGGGTTATTCCGACTCCCAGCTCTTTTCCTCTCAAATCCTTTCCCATACTGATTTATGGCTCCTTTCAAAATCAAAAGCCATTATATGATAATTTCTATATTACTACATAATGGCTTATAATTCAATATATCTATTTATATGCTATCTGTCTTTTCGAGGTATTTTTCAAACTCCTTGCGCTTAACTAATCGCTTGCCTCTTCCGACAAAGAGCACAAAAGGACACGAGGGATTGTTAAGCATATCATTGATTCTGTTAATTCCGATATTGCTGTATTCCGCAGCTTCATCAATCGTCAGCGTTACTTTTTCCCATATTGGCACTTTGTTAATCATCGCCTGGCTCCTTTCTATCTTTTCCTTAATGGTTGCCACTCTCCGGGAAGTGGTCGTTTTTGAAATTAATAGTCTCTGTGATACCTCTTCAAGGCTTTTATCAGCAACTAGCAACTTAAAAACTTCCGCTTCTTCATCGGTAAAATTGGCATTTTTCAAAATTTCTTCAAGTTCCGGCTTAGTAAGTTTTGAAAACTTCATAAGCCTATCTCCTATTCTTCGGTTTTGCTTGTACTGTGTATACAAGTATTTGAGTATCGGCATGAGCTGTTACACGGCTTGTTGTCCTCGTATACACATTGTCTTTCAAATGGCTCTATATCACTTATAGTTCTGCTATTCATCTTATCATCACTTCCTCTCTGATAAATTAATTAATCTTTAATATTTTCACTACCCCACTGCTCTTGTATCTCATCATCGGTCTTATCTCGTCCGTGGATGTCGTACCACGCAAACGCTACCTCTATCAGCCCGATTAGACCGAATACTATGAGGGTGGTGTATACTAATGTTGTTAAGTCGGTCATTCTTCATCACTCCTTAACCTTAATATTCAAAGTGTTTTCAATCTCCCCCAAGCTTTCCTGTACATCTGCAATCTGCAAATAACTAAACGGACTGTCGCAACCGCTGACATAGTGATTGATTTCAATACATTTTTGATGGACTAATTGCTTTAGTTCGATTGCGAATTTTCTTTTTTCTCTTATCGTTTCACTCTCTGTCATGTTATCCCTCGATTCCCGCAGTTTTGCTGTAAAGTCCTAGCTTTTTCATTTTTTTAAGAAAAAGCTTCATTTCATATCCTGTAAGGCCAACGCAAGTGTTTCCAATCTTCTTTTCGTCCATCAAGTCTCTGTCACACGACTGTAAAATATGACGGCCTGAAGCTTTGTGCCAAATGTCAACGCGCTGCCAATAATTATACTTTGCATCGTAGCGTTCATATTGAGCACCATGCTTATCTTCACAGATTTTGTTGAATCCAATCTCTTTTAATTTTTCGTCTACGCTTTTAAATATTCTCATATTCTCTCCTGTTCTAATACCTTGATATTTCAATATCACTATTCAATATGGTATTAAGTTCCTTGCTAAGTAAATCAAGTTCCTGTTTCACCAATGATTGCGCTTCATTTATCGCACCTATTACAGATGTACTGTTTAATTTTCTATCCACAATACCTAGTGCTCGACAATTCATGTATAGTGTTTCTCCACAACCGCATAGTGTGTGAACACATATATCTAATCTTTTATTGTCACTTCTGTAGATAGTTCCTGCTTCAACCGGCTCTCCATATTTCGCATTGCTTATATACTTCATATTCTCTCCTATTCCGCTTCTGATTGAAGCCAATCTAACATACATTTTTTACATGCATCTTTATCATTCGGATGGGCACACGTATCATAGTTTCCTTTTCTCCAATTAACCATATGCGGGCAAAGATTGAAATCTGCTAATTCTTCATCCGACATATTCCTTATCTTGTCGGCATGAGTCTGTCTGCTATCACATCCACAACAAGGCTCATTATCTCTTGAATCGCTGTTGTGCTGGCGGTTACAAGTGCTATTAATACTGCCGTTCAATTCAGCCAATTTGTTATAATAGTATCTTATATACTCCTTACCATACATATTTACTGTCTTTTCAAACTCGTAAATAGCATTACATTCCGCAAGCTCTTTTATTTGTTTGCTACTACACATTATTCTCCACCTCTCAATTCTTTTAAATATTTCTTGTGCTCTTTTCTGAATTTCTTAGAATGTTTTTCAAGAATTTCATAAATGGCAATCTCATTGATTTGTGACTGTCCAAGTGGGTCTGAGACACACCAGCCGTCCGGTAACAAATACTCAATGATGAAGTGCCGGAATTCGGCATCACTCATGCCAACACCATACATGTTGTCTTTATCTTTTCTTGCTGAATATTTCTCTTTGAAAAACTCACTAATTGTCATTCTCCACCTCTCAATTCTTTCAGTTTTGCTTCGGCTTTTTCTTTTGTGGAAAAATACTTGCAATTTTCCTTGTCAATATCCTCAATCTCGTATATCGCAAGTTCTCTTATAGGTCTTTTCATAACCATTGCATACTTAGGATTGTTTATATCAACAATGTAATACACATATTTGCAAGATAGAATAACAAGTCTGTCCTGTTCTTCTAAATCCTCATATTTGCCTAATTTTTCTATCAGCAAATTCTTATAATCGTAACTATTTTCTCCGCACGGCAAACTGTCAGAAGCTCCATGTGTTCCGTCTGAATAAGTCTTTGTTAATCTCTTCATTACTGCTCCTTTTCCGGAAGTTTAGCTAGTTCGCATACTGTACACATCTGACCACTCCATGATGTTGCTCCATGATTCCAAGCGTAAACTCTTCCATTCTCATATTTCGCAAAATGCCTTTTAACCCACGAGTGAATACCACTATACGTTGCCAGTATCGGTGTATCAACTGCAACTTTTGACCAGTCAATTGGTGGTTCAACATATTCACTGTTTGCCCATTTTTTTCTTGCACCTCTGCAATCACCATTACCAAAACTAAATAAACAATTTTTACACGCTAATTTATAGCACGATGTCAGCTCTAACGTTGTTTTGTCAACTGCTATTTCGCTACCACCACAAGCAATATCCAAAATCTGTTCTGCGAATTTCTCTCTATTTGTCATAGTTTTGTACTCCTTTCCCATAATCCGGCATGTGTTTAAATCTCTCATATGTCTTATTATCTCTATGCGTTTCCATGTAGGCTTTCTGCCTATCGTCTCTCATCTGCTTTATGTGAGCATTTTGAGTGCTGTCGTTATCCCCTGCATAAGTCATTAATCAATCACCTTTATGTACCTTTCATCAACGTAATTAACTTCATCGGCAAGGCATTGCGCCACCTTTGGTAATGTCAGACCAAATTGATTAAATTTATACAATGTATCGATTAAATCTCTAAATTCTCCGATAAATTCTTTAATTTCCTTAACCGACAATTTAAACATCAGCTTAAGTGCCGTACACGCTAAAGTCATGTAGCTGTATGCCGTATCGCTCAAAAGCTGTCTCGTGTCGTTTATCGTGAGTAAATTATTTCTCTGATAAATCCTAATCAACTGCTGCATTGGGATTAAATTAATCTCTTTCTGCACATCAATGCCGTATCTAACTTTCAAAAGTTCGGCAAGCGTTTCGGTTTTCATTTCTTTTTCGCTCTGTGCCCTGTCAAGGTACTCATTTATGGTTCTTTCAAGCCTTACAATGCGCTTATTGCCAAATCCATGATGCAAATACAGTACATAGTAGCCTAAGTCCATAAAGTCTGTGAAAGACCGCCTTACGAGTTTTCTGCGGTTATTACTGCTTTTCAGCGTAATTCTTTCGGATTTTGTCCATGTAAAATCCGGCTCTTTGTGCTTTTTCTTTGGTTTCAGTTTGTTGCTCATATTTCTTCATTCTTTCTTCAAGTTCTCGTTTTGCCCTGATAAAACAGGCTTCGGTAGTTTCTTCTGTGACTTTTACAAGCTCTTTATCCCGCCACCGGATAGTTATTTTTGCTTCCTTACTATTTGTTTTGTAAATCATTTGCAAGTCATATTTCCTTTGCAGTGGTCGGTAAAAATCGTAAAAATCTTTCAAGGCGTCCATTGTGGACTCCTTTCTTTTATCTTCTGTCGTGCCAAGTTTGCCTTTTCGCAAGTTGCGTTCTTAACGTTCTGCTGATAGTGCATTTCACAGACCTTATATCCGGGCTTTACCGGATTGTCGCAGAAAAAACATAGTCCTTGTTCATATCTGCCGGTTCTTTCAGGCATTTTAACGTGTGCTCTTCTCATTGTTTCCCGGCAAAATGTACAAGTGGTATGTCCCGGGTCTGCTTTCCTTTTGCGACAGCGTATGCATATGCCATTTTTCTTGTCTTTTTCGTATCGTGCTTTTCGCCATACTTTTTGTCGCTCATTGTATTTTTCAACATCAGCAGCACGTATCTTTGACATGGCTTCGGCTGATTTTGCCCTACACTCAACACAGCTTTTTTCGTCACCATATAGCAAGTTTTTACCACATCTAGGGCAAACACCAACTGCCTGTAATTTTTTATAAAGCTCTCTGCCATATGCTGTGCGTTTGCTGTTACATGCCGTGCAAACCACACCTTCTCTATCAAGTGGTTTTCCACAAAGCACACAAAGGTTACTGGCTTTTCGTTCTTCATACCTTTGCCTAGAATATTTGTCTTTTATCATTTTTCGCCAGGAGTAAAACATGTTTTAATTGGTCGACCAAAACCTCTTACCTCCTATCTCTTCATCTGCTCGATACGTTCTTTAATTTCTTTTGGCATTGGAATGCCTTTAATCGGCTTATTTTGGCTTTTATTATCTTCGAGCGATAATTTTATCGTCTGTTGATTTTTAGAGCTGATTTGAGCCGAATACGAGCTTTTATTGGCACTTTCAATCAATGCCTTTATATCCTTTGGCATTCTTTGATACTCCTTCGCTCGATTAACAACTACCCTATAAGTTCTCATAAAGTTTGACTGCACTACATTTTCGATGCTCTTGCTGTCCGTCAGTGCCCAGTTTCTAAGATTATCAGGACTCCCGACAGCCTTTTGTACGAGTGGTGGTAACTTGTTAAATTCTTCAACTGCACCATAATAGCCATTTCGTAGTGCCCTGCTAACAAGGAACCATGCTTCCATTTCATTAAGTTCCTGTGGGGATTGAACCTCATGCAGTTTGTTAATTAGCTGTCCGATGCTCGGTGCAAATCCGCTTGTATCGGAATGCACGTAAGTTTTCAATGCCATAGATATTTGACTGTAGCTGTATTCTTCCAACATCATATTCCACACATCTACTGTCTCGGATAAGTTGCTCGGCTTGTAATTGGGGTAGCAATCACACATTATGCGAATGATTTTAACTGTCTCGTCTCTTGTCATTTCTCTACCTCATACATTATCCCAATCAATGGTGCCTTTGTTGGCTGAATGTGGCTCATTGTCCTTTAGTGCAAACAGCCCCTGCCAGCAATGGTCTACTGACTGATTGAGAATTTTAACAGCCAAATCATTATCACCTTTTGATAGTTTCTCGATAGTGTTCATAGCTCGATGTAATGCCATGTCGGTGTATATAGGCTTTTTAATCTTTTTCCGCATTGTCAGATATTCCTGAAAAGCACTCTCTAGCATTTCATCATCAGGGTAGTAGACAGTTTTCTTTTTAGATATTGATTTATCAATATCTTTTTCTTTTATATCCTTATCTTTACTATCCCTAACTATACTATTCTTATCTATACTTACCTTACCTATACTTTCCTTACCTACGGATACATCTTGTATACATTTTGTATCCATTTTGTTTACATCGAGCGTATATGCCTTGTTTTTCTTTAATCCCAACATTGATTTTTCTTCAACATAATCAGTAGGTCTGTATCTGTCAGCCTGTATGTAATTGTGCATTTTCCAATGCTTAATCACAATTACACCGCTTTCAAATAAAAGCACAAACGATTTTGCAAGCAATAGTTTAAAATCATCATCGGAAGCACCACACATTCGCTGTATTTTCTTAGGATTATTAACAAATCCGTCATCGTCAGCATTCATGGATAGGTGGAAGTAAAGCATTTGAGTACTGCTCGGCATATCGAGAAAAGCGTCACTTTCAGTTATTTTTTTAGCAAACATTCTACGTTCTGCCATTTAATTAATCTCCTATTTTTTCAAGTTCGGTTAATGTATTTTAATCTTTTCCCTCGTTGTTTATATTGTTATACCTTTTTCTCAACGTGTTCTGCACCTTGTTCATACCCTTGAAACCACCGACAATAAAAGCTATTTCTGCTCTATTTTCCGTTGCCTTTGTTTCTGCTTCTATATCGTGTAGTCCGTATTCAGCCTGAATAATTTCATTTGCAGTAATTCTTTTCAGAATTTCTTCGCATTTCTTCTTGCTTAAAAACTTCACTCTGTTTTACTCCTTTCAACAAATTTCAGTTTGCCTGTTCAATTTCTACATCAACATCAATATGCAATCTTTTTTTCTTTCCTGTATTAACATCAATACAGGAAACATACCCATTTGTACTCTCCAACAAATGTCCTACTTTGTAAATATCACCCTCAAATCTGAACACATCTCCTTTTCTTAAAAATCCTATCTGCGTAATCATATATCTACCTCCATAAATCCTAATTTATCTTTACATCAAATTCTCTTTTGATTTCAGGATATCTACCAAATTAATGTATAGACAATTCCTTTGCCTGTTGTTGTTATATCAAGTGTTATCTCGGTAGTGCCTTTTTCTTTTAAGTTTTGGATAAAATTATTTACTTTGCCTGTTCTTTTCTCTTACCAGACTGGCATCCTTTCTAAATTTCAGTTTACAACATTAAACACTTTTCTTCTGTAAGTTTGCCACAACTCTGCAACCATAAAGTTCTAACAAATCATGTAAATCAAACTCTTCTAATTCATTCTCATCAGCGATTTTATCGCTATGCACAAGAATCTCATCATCCATCTCGGCTGCATGAATTGTCTGCCTAAGAATACTTAACATAGTATCTACTGCATACTCAAAACCTTTAAGATTATCTTCGTTCATACCACCTGTAAGAGCGTCTTTCATTTTATTCATCTGTTCCTCTAAAAACTTTGGAACATTACAAGCTATAAACATCATTTCTTCATTCATTTTCTTTTTTTCCTTTCTCATAAATACTTGATTTTTTAGGAACTATGGTTCAATAAACAAGCGGTCATGCCTTACCTCTCCACAACGCTGTTTAATTTGCCTAATAACTCATCGTTAATCATCTTAGCAGATATATCAACATGCATATTTGCAATGATTTTTTCAAATTTTCTATCGCTGCTTCATATCCACACTTATATCCAATGTTGTAACAATTCTCAGTAGTTGATTTTATTTCTTCTAAGTATTGTGATTTATCCATAATTGCCGCCTTTCTTTTCATTTACTCAACGTCCTTATATGAATCTGCATTAATAAGCTCCATAAATTTATCTAGTTGCTTCTGTGACACCTTATTGCCCTGTTTATCCTCTCTAATCGTCACAACAAGGTGTTTTTCGATGATATGCGATAATTCCCTTGCGAGGTTCTTTCTACCTTGCTGTACGCCCTGCAGATAGCCCTTAGGCGCTTTTCTCTCGCCTATTGAACCACTGGCACGATTTTCCCCTTGACCGCCTAAACTGACATTTCTAAGTTGATAACCCTTATCGGCATATAGCTTGATGTAATACTTCTCTTTTTCGTCAAGCTGACTTTCGGGGAAATTCAGAAATTCAACTCGCCAGCCATAAGGGTTTTTCTCTTTATCGTACAGCTTATGGCGTTTCAAACTAAGGTCTATGTGCTGTTCATATCCCACAAGGTGGCTTGCCAATCTGCTAAGTGTATGTACCGCCTGTCCGATATAAGCGTACTTAAATCCGTTTTCATCTTCTCGGAGTAAGAAGTATATTCCACTTTTATCATTTAGTTTTGGATTCAGCTTCAATAGTCGCTTTTTGTTTTCTTGTTCTATTGCCTTGACTCTCGCTATGTTTTGATAATTCAATGTTTCCACCTGCCTTTACTATCTCGATTGCCTTACCATAAGCAATTAGCTGACCTAATTCTTTCGGTTTATCTTTTATAATGTCATCAAGGATTCTGTTTACAGGGACTTGACTTTTTAATTCTTCCAACTGTCTTACAACCTTGTCAATATCATAGGCTGTCGGCTGATTATTCAGCCATGCTTTAACGATACAATTGTTACAGTATTCGCCTTTTTGCAATTTAGGACACAACGCATTGCAATAATTCTTCATTGCTGTGCTTCTGCTTATTAAATCACTCATTCTTACCACCAGCCGTCTTGTTATATCTGCACTGATAACCTCTTTTTGCGTATTCCAAAATCCAATGTTGCTCCATTTCGTCAAGCTTGTCTTTCGGATAGTACATAACATTCAATTTCCAACCATAAGGATTGTTTTCGCTATAAAATCCTCTTTTCTTGATTGATAAATCTATGTGCTGATAGCCTGTCAAGTGCGATATACTGCGTTCTAAGCAATCTACGCTCTGACCAATATAAAAGTACGATATTCCGTTTTCATCAGTCCTAGTGTAGAAATAAATGCCACTCTTACGTTTCATATCAGGGCAAACATCTAAGATACGCTTTTCGTTCATTTTCTTGATTGCATATATCTTTCTGTAATTAGGTTGTGCCATTCTTATCACGCTCCAATAATATACATTCAGTTTCAAAGAGTTTTTCAGATATATCTTTTGAATTAACTCTGCTCTCAAATTCTTTGATAAAATCTCTGTATGCCTGTTTTCTAACTTCTCGGTCGTGCTTGGTACAATCAAGCTCATCGAATGAAATATTGATTTTTCTGATAATACTGTAACTTGATTTATCAGAATTGATATTCATGTATCTTTCAGTGGGTATTGGCATAATGCCATTTTTCTGTAGCAGTTCTGTAATCTGAAATACAAACGCTCTTACAACTGCAATATCTTTTTGCTCCGCCATATCCTTTGCAATATTTGCAAATATTTTATTTGCATAATCCATTGTTTTTCCTTTCTGGGACAGCCGTTATTGGCTGCCCTATGAGTTATTTCTTTTTCCACCGTAAATGAGTGTCTATCAAATTTGCATAAGTCCAAATATAGCCACCGGCTGATTTATCGAGTCCTCTACAGCAAGAGGAAATACTTTGATATGTTATTCCCAAGCTCATACTAGCCTCTTTTATACTTTCCCATATTTTTAGAGCGTTACCGGATAAATCAAATTGGATAACTCTATGTTCTTTTGCTTTACTGCCTTTGCCATATGTAGAATTATATTTTGCAGAACACCATTCTAAATTATCAACACGATTGTTCCTCTTATTCTCATCAATATGATTAACCTGTGGCAAATTATTGGGGTTTGGAATAAATGCTTCTGCCACAAGTCTGTGGACTAAGTAATTCTTATTAACTCCATATCTAAGTTGGATATGATTATACGAGCCACTTTTTGAAGGCTTAAGGCGCTTTCCGGTAAGTTTATTCACAATGTTTCCGTAACTGCTTACCTTGTAAAATTTTTCAGTGCCAACAACGTCTCTCCATTCTTCTTTCACTTTCCACCTCAATCTTACGCAAATGGTAATTCTTCACTATTAATAGAGTCATCAATGTTCATAAAGGAATCATCGGGTTTTGGCTGTGGCTCCGCACTGCTGCCACTTGAATTTTTGCTGTCACAAAATTCCAACTTAGATATATTGCAATCGTTAGTGTAGACTGTGTTTCCGTCTCTATTCTTGTAACTGCCTGTAGTCCACTCGCCGATAACTGCTATCTTTGAGCCTTTAAATACGTGCTTCTCTACCGTTTCAGCAATCTTGCCAAAAGCCACGCAGTTAATGAAATTTGCCTTATCATCTTTCTTTTTAAAATTTTTATCAACGGCAAGTGTAAACCTTGCTATTGCCATTGCATTCTCTCCCTGTGAATATCTAATCTCCGGGTCTCTAGTCAATCTGCCGATTAATGTTACAATGTTCATTATTTTTCTCCTGTCTGTTTAATTTTTAAAAAGGGCACTCATTAGGATTAACAAGTAGCCATTCTTTGTTACGATCTGCGACATCTACATTCGCCCCACAAGCAACTTTTTTCATTTTCTCGATAAAACTATCTCTATCAGAATTTTCACTTGATAGATGACACATTATGACATTCTGCAAGCTATCTGAATAATTTGCCTTAACAAAATCACAAGCCGTGTCAATACTTAAGTGACCTCTGAAAACGTGATTAGCTTTGCCTGTGTTATCCCTGTCAATTAAATCCTTGTCATAATTCACACCTAAGAGAATGTGGTTTATGTCTTTAAATCTCCATTTGATTAAATTTGTATCGGTAACGTAAAGCATTCTCCCCATTTCCTTGTGCGTAATCAGAAAGCCGTATATCGGGCAAGGTTCGCCATTTGCATTTGTGTGCGTCCAACTTCCGTCTATTGTCGTTAAATCAAAGGGTTTCACTGTAAATCCGCCCATATTCATTGATTTACGGCTATCGCCTAAATATGGGGCAAGTATCGGTATTCCCATTGATTTAAAATCGTTCAATGACCTTGAATGGTCGTCAATAATGCTCGTGTGAAATAAGGCAACCTACTATATTTTTTACATTCCAATCGCACATCTTTTTTATGTCTTTAATCCCCATTCCTGCATCAAGAATAAGTGTTTCGTTTTGTGACATAAGAGCGTAAGAATTTCCTTTACTTCCAGTTCCGCAACATTTCAATTTGAGCATTACATCACCTCGCTTTCATCTTCAAGTTTCCAAATATATCCGCCCGCCTGTTTTCTAATACCGCCTTTATTATTAAAAGGTTCTTTATTGGCTACTTGTAAAATATTTCTCTGACATATTCCTGTCATCCTACTTGCAACTTCTCCATTTACATATGTAGCGAGTAATACTCCATCCTTAGTGTATTGGCATATTTTTCTTGGCTTCTCATATTTGTTATAATTAACAATTCCTGTAACCACTTGTGGATGTGTTTTTTCCGTTTCTTTTCTGTGCCTCTTTGGATGAATATATTCCAAATTTGAAACGATATTGTTTTGCTTATTTCCGTCTTTATGGTGTACTTGATATCCTCGTGGTCTGTCTCCTATAAAATGTTCTGCAACCAATTGATGTACTGCTATTGACTTCTTTTTATTAGTTACAGAATTTCTTAAAACAATGCGAAGATAATCTCCTGTTGCATTTTGATTTGATAGAATATATCCGCCCTTTGTCTTTTTAAAACTCTTTACTCTTCCGTAATTGGAAATCTGATATTGCCCCTCAAAGCCTTTTATCCACTTCCATTCTTCTTCCATTCGCACTCACACCTCGATTTCATCATCCTGCGGGAACTGAAAGATAGCATTGTTAATAAAATCTACTTTTGACGGTTGATTTTCAGCTCGTACCATAACACTGCATTTCTTTAATCTTTCAAATTCCTTTGCCACATCCTCTGAAATATCAACATTCTGCATTACGATAGGCATACCGATATATGCTTCTCTTAGCATTTCCATAGCCTTATACGCTTTCTCTTTGGAAGAGTACTCGCCTAATACATATTTCTCTCCATTGTATAGTGCTATAACGCTCTCCATTGCGTGGTACACAACTATCTGCTCATAAGGCAAATCAACATTGCCATGCTGTGAAATTACTCTCATATCAGTTCTCCTCACTCTGCATGAACGGCGGTAGCTCCTCTGACTGCTTGTCGGCTGTGTCGGTCGGTTCTACATCAATTATGCTGTCCTCGTCAAAATCAACGCTATTTGCGTTTTCTTTGATTTCATCAGCAACAACCTTTTCTGTATCAAGTTTTACATCTGATACATTTTGAAATTCCTCTTGTGCATATAAACCTTGAAATCTATCTGGAAACGCTTCTCTTAAGGCCTGCACAACAGCTACTTTTCTAATCATTGTGGCTGGTTTTTTCGCCCATTGGCTGTTAAGCGAACCATCTTTTTTTCTTCCTGCGTACTCATCAAAACCTACTGACTGATACTCGTCCTCTTTTCCGTCAATAAAGATTTTCGCCCAGCCACCTACGATAGTTTCGTTAGGTAAAACCATTGTTCCCTCTCGCTCTTCAACAGCTCCGTCCTTTTTAATTACAATAATTCCTGCTTTCTTTCCCTTATATCGTGGGTCTGCATTGGCTCTCTTTGTAAAAACGTCTTTTCCAGTAACTATTGTGGCCGGGTCGTTGCTTCCATACTTAATAAGGTATGCTTCTCTCAAAAACGGATTTAAGTGCTGGTATCTGCATAATGACATAAACATCATTACTTCTCCGTCAGATACATTACCACCGCCACTTACAAGGTATCTTTTTATCATTGTTGGAGAAATTTTTACCATTTCCCCATTTGATTCATACTCGACTATTTGTGTATTCTCTGCCATAATTAATCCTCCTAAACCTCATTGAAAACCTGAACCGCAAACAGTTCATTAGCTGTCTGCTTGAATAAAACTCCGTCAGATATGACTGTATACATATATCCGTCATACTTAAGTTCTACAGTATGTTTCTTCCCGCCCATGTAATAATTTCTCTTCTTAATACTCATTTCTATACCTCCTATAATCCAAGTAACTTTTTGAGCGTTTCTCTCGCTCTCTCGGCTTCGTCTTTCGCCTGTTCCTCGCTTTTATCAGCAAGCCTAATCACCGTTTTGTACTCTTCCTCTGAAACTACCTCTTTAAGCGCACGTAAAACAGTAACTGCCTCTGCCATAATATTGCTTCTTGCACCTCTAAATGTAACTTCTCCGTCTTCTGCTTTAATCATTTCTATACCTCCATATTTTCAATCACAAGCTCTTTATCCTGTGTATGTTTTAACATAATCAACTGGTTATCAATCTGTGGTATTCTCCAATCGTCAACGCTCTCTGTATCATCAATGATAATTGGGAAATTAACGTTTGCCACTTTCTGAAAAGCTCGGCATATATCAACTTCTGTCAGCATCCTCGCACCATGATTCAGATTTCTCGCATATGCTTCACCATTGTATACAAAGTCGCAGCACTCCTCGGTATCACCATTTAAGAGCGGTCTAAACAGCTTTGCTGTGGCAAAATTCAGATACTTATTAACGTCAGCCTGTAAAAGCTCATTCTTCTTGCGAGTAAACTCTTTCAGCAAATCAAGCTTTCTCTCCCAATCGGCTATCTCCTGATTGAGGTCTGTTCTCTTATTTTCAAGGTCAGCTATGCTATCATCTATACGCTTGTTATTCGCCACACCAAGCTCAATCTTTGTATCAACTGATGAAACTTGCCTTAACAGTTCGTTTCGCTCGTTTTTGAACTTTCTGATAAGTTCCGATGTATCATTTTCATCTGCAAGAGCTTTCTCTTTTTCCTCGATTTTAGCCTTAAGTGCCTGATACTCACTGTTGCCTGTCATATCAACATCAGTAGGTACCATTCCAAGCTCTTTAGCGATGTTATCACGTTCAAACTCGTCAGCAACAGTATCACGCTTTTCTGTCAGCTCCTTGAGTTCTGCTTCAAGGTCAGCTATTTCTTTCTTCTTGCCCTCAATAGCCTGTTTAAGCCCCTTGCTATCATTTAACAGTGCATTTCCCTTATCCTCAAGCTCTTTAAGCTTCTTCAATTTTTTATCACTAAAATCAGTTCTCAAACTCTCTATTGTATATTCCGGCAATCTCTGACCGCACATCGGGCAATTAACACTGCTTTCATCAAAGGCAAGCTCCTTTGCTTTTTTCCAATCAGCACGTACCTTTTCCAAGTCTATTGTGCAATCTCCAATCTCTCTTTCGAAGCATTTAATGCTAGTCTTTCCGGCTTTTATCATTGACTCTGTTTTGCGAATTGAAGCATTGAAGTCATCGAGCTGTGCCTGTAGCTCCATGCGCTTTTTCTGATTATCAGCGTTAGCTTTTCTCTCCATGTCTGAAAGCTCAAATTTAAGGTTCATAATGTCCTCTGTAGCTTTCTGTTTGTCCTCTAAAATCTTATTGTAGTCAGACAACTTATCTTCAATTTCCTTAAGCTGTGGCTCGTATGTTTTCTTTTGCAATTCAAGCTCTGCAAGGTCTGTATACTCATTGGTGGAATGGATTGTATCAATCCTTGTTGAGATTTCGTCTCTTTCCTTAACAAGTCCTTTTGAGCCATTTCTACCGCCTGTGCCGTTTAGCTTGCCACGGCATACTTTTTTGAGCTGGTCTACATCACCATCGTCAAACATCGGCTTGAGTTCAGCAAATTGTGGAAATATATCGCAGATTTCTTCATCAGTACGTGTGCCAAAATAGCTTGCAAGTGCTAATCTCTGCTCTGCCTGTGACTTGTTGAGCAACGTCATGGCATTTAAGCAAAATGGTAATACTCCAAGCTCTGCCATATTGTCATTGATGTACTGATTGTAGTCAGCCATTTTATACGGCACATCATTGATTGAGTAATCAGTAACACTACCTGTAATCTCGCCCTTTTTGTTGCGTTTCTGCCTTGTAACCTTTTTCAGAGTCTTTATTTTTCCGTCAATCTCAAAGGTGACAGCCCTCACAATATCAACATCGTCAATCTCGGCTCCGCTTTCATCATGCGGTCTTATGCCTGTAATCTCTCTGTCATTCTCATCGTGACAATTCAGCACATCAAGAATAATTCTCTTAACTGTCGATTTGCCGACTTCATTCTGACCGGATAACACAGTTTTCATTGAAAAATCTGTGTCTAATGTGTTTTTGCCATAGAATTTGCAAAAATTCTGTGCAAAAATGTGCGTAATCTTCATTGCATTTCCTCTCTTTCTATTTGTTTATGGTTTTTAGAATCAAATTTCCGTGTAGGCTTGATTTTTTAACAACTCTCAGATACGAGTCCGACTCTGATACAAAAAGCCACTCGCTCGCCACGTAATGAGCCTTGTTGAGCAATAGCTTCTGCTCTCTTGTTAGTGGCTTCAATCTGTATCTTGTATCGCCTAGCCTAATTCGTCTTACATTGTTGCTCATTTAGCTTCTCCATTTCTTTATCTAATAACGCTTGAAAGTCAAACGATTTGTCCTTGTGCCGCTTAGCTCGATATAGTTCTTGTAGGTAATCGTTAGCACTCTGACGTTTCAATTGGCTACCAATCGCAGTAGATGTCAAGATTTCCATTTCCGCTCCCCTCGTCATATACAATTCCTTGTATGCCAACAGGAGTATCGACCACAACTCCATGTGGTAAATCATCACTTGCAATTACAACGTATTCGTTTTCATCAACTACTAATCCGTGCTCGTTTAAATGTCTGCCTGGGATATTCAAACCGCCTCCAGGTAACACTCTCTGTGAGTACCACGTATAAGTGTAATCACCATATCGGACTCGCCCTAGCTTCCTAAATCGGCTACAACTGTACTTCTTGTGGCAAGTTGGAACTGTTGGTTCTACATAGGTCTGCTCAACTACAACCGGCTCATTCTGAATTACTGTTGGCTCAATCTTCCCTAGCATTACATCATTTAAATAGGAAGAAACACCGGCTGTCAGCTCAATTTTGCTATCTGCTTTCGCTACTATTGGCTTTAAGGTCATAATTCCAATTGTTGAAATTAATAACATCAACATCAGGTTTCTTTTTCTCATGCGGTTCGCCCTCCTCTATGAGACATATTGCAATCAGTATCAGCCAAAATACTGTTACGATTGCTCCAACGATAATACTCGCCGCCTTAATTCCGTATGCCACCGATAATCCAAGAAAAAAAGTGAACGCCAACACCCCGAAAATCGAATAGCCACAACCGGTATAGAATTTTTGCTTTAGAGTTCTTTTTCTCATACAATCACCTCACTATGCAAAACTCTGTTGAGCGTTTGCGTCCTGAATAAGCTCATCAAGATATTTAGGCACGACATAGCAATCAATAAACTCATGCACATCGTCTATATACTTTCTCTTGATACTCTTATAAGTAGATACGCAACCATACTCACGCTTTAACTGTGTCCATATATCAGAAAATGTCTTATGTCTGATACTGTTATCCCTGTATGCTTCGCTCTGCTTGCCACCGAGGATATTTACAACTCTGCGCTTAACATGCTGTTGTATCTCGTCAATATCGCAACTGTAAAGTGGTACATTTTCCTTAAGCTCGCTCACATCATCTTTGATGTCGTTTACTTTCTGCTCTAATTCTGTATAGCCTTGTGCCAAAAGCTGTATCTGACCGCCTGTTGTCTTTGGCATACCATAACTGCCTGTTTTTCTGATTGACGGAAGTACCTCGTCCATTACCCATCGCTCAAATTCCTCTGCGCTAGGCAATTTTGATTTCATAATAAGTCGGTAAATATCACCCTCTGTTATGAATAAAACATCTTGATTTCCACTATTGGTAGGGATGTTCCATTTTAGAACCCCCTTGCAATGAGTTTGTACTGCCTTATGAGGTATTGCATATCCCAACGCTTTTGCAACATCACTTCCGGCAAAATATGTCTTATCGTCTTTAGTGATAGTTCTAATTTCTCCGAATTTTTCATTGTTGAAAATTTGTAAATCGTTCATGTTTTCTCCTTTCTGTGTTATAATCTCCTCATTAGATAATAAGGAGGTGAATTACCTGTGAAAGACTTTAATGATTTTATTGCAACATTAGACTCGAACTATTTTGATAAGTTGGAAAAGGTCTTAAACGAAAGACCCGAGATAATTAATGCGCCAACTGAAAGTGCAAAAATTCGTGCCGAGTCATCTGTAATTGCAATGCTACTTATTGGGAAATATCATGAATGGCTCCAGCAATAGCTTTCCTCATGTATTCTCCATAGCCGTGTGATGTAGTCTCTACTCTTCCATTTTGAGGCTTACTCACACCTAAACTCTGCTCAATACGTTTTAAAGTACTGTCAATGCTTTTTAATGTGTTGAGCGTTTCTTTTCTTACGAACAGTCTCATTCCTACTCCTTTCTCTCTACTCAATAAAATAAGAAACTTCTACGCCAAAATAATTAGCAATCTTAATTAGCTTGTCTGTTTTTGGCATTGATTTTCCCGACTTCCAATCCGAAAAAGTGCTTCGCGCCATTCCAAGCTCTTCTGACAGTTTGTAAAACGAAACGTCTCTAGCTTTTATGAGCGTGTCAAGTTTTTTAAAGCTCGCCTGTCGTTTTTTCTTATTCAATTTCCCATCTCCTTTCTTGACAATAGTTAGGAAATCCGTTGCTATAAAAAGCGCCATATAAGGCAACGGCTGTTAGAGGTAGTACGCTAACAGTTTTTGTTTTTAGTTCAAAAATCCTAACTAAGTCTTGATAAAAATTAGAAAATCGTGTATACTATGAATTATCCAGAAACATAATATTATTTTTTCTCAATTTTATTTTTTATTGAGTTGAGATTTCCTAACTTCTTTTTCATTCTACATTAGGAAGTCTTATTTGTCAACCCCAAATGTTGAGAAATCACAACTTTTTTTAAAGGAGATTTTCTATGTACGAAAGATATTGTAAATTAAGAGACTCAAAAGGGTTAAATGATTCAGAAGTGGCTAAATATGGCGGTTTCCCTAAAAGTACTTTTTCAGATTGGAAAAAGGGAAAAAGCAGTCCAAAATTATTTAAGTTGGTAAAAATTGCAGAATGTCTTGATTGTTCACTTGATTATTTAGTTACCGGAAAAGAGCACCATTCAGTTGTTGAGGAAGCAACAAAAGACTTGGCTCTGTCGAAAATGGATAGTAGAATCAAGGACTACGCGTTGAAATTATCTAAATTGTCGGATAAAGAGCAAGAAAATATTATGAATTTAATAGATATGATGTATGAAAATACTCAAAATAAATCAAATTAATAAGAAAGGCGGTATTTTAATTATGAGTAAAACTGTTAAATGTCCTAAATGGGGTTGTGATGGTGTTGGCATACCTGTTGATACCAAGAAAAAATTCTCATTCGGCAAAGCGCTTGTTGGCAACACAGTAGGTGGTCTCTTCGGACCCGTCGGTGCCGTTGTCGGTACTGCTACCGGAATTAAAGGCAAGAACGGCAAAACAAAGTTTGTGTGTTCAAAGTGCGGTAACGTTTGGGAAAAGAAAATATAACTACAAGGCAGAGTTTTTACTCTGCCTCTATTTTTCCTTTAATAAATATGTACAAGTACAGTAACAGGTCTTTATCTTCCAAGCCCTCAATCATTTTAATTATTTCATCCTTATATTCCATACAATACTACCTCCGATACATCCATTATAGAACATTTGTTCTTAAACGTCAATATTAGGACGGCAGAAAAATCCACCGCCCTACCGAAACTTGAAGAGTTCTCTTATTTGAGAACATCATTACTGTAGCACTCTAAAGTGTTTTATTTTGTCGAATATTGACAATATGGACTGTTTTGTAACCCTATTCCTGTAAAATAATCGAGAGGGCTTATGCTCTCTCTTTTTATGTGCAAAATCCTATTTGTGATAGTCTGCTAAACCAGAGTTTAGATAAAAAATTTACTATTGTAGCTGTAAATGAAACAATTGATAATATATATATTGGGGCTAACGGAACTACTCAGGTTGAATATACTAAATTTAAATCAGTAAAAGGCTACACTAGAATAATAGTAAATACGTCTTTTTGGAATGCAACTACAAACGGTGGCGGTTATTCTAATGCTTTTGTGTATAGTATGATATATGCTTCGTCAGGGGTAGGAATTCAGATGAAAAACGTTAGTAATGCTGGTATAAGAGTAAGATTATCGATTACATGCTTATATTTTAATTCATATATTGAAAATTCAGTAATTCCAACACCTATATCTTAAACAAATCCAATTGTAAACCAATATCTCTTTAGTAAATAGGAGTAACTAAATATTAACTTTTACAAATGTATCATATATTTAGTAAGAAATAAAAATTATTCAGACATATATATTAAATCGGCAAGCAAATAACTACCTGATGCAAGTGTTTGATTTATATATACCACATACACTTTATTTGTATCGTCATATTGAATTGTATTTATTCGATAATTTCCTTTGCTAGAAGTATTATAATTAACTATAACATTTATAAGTCTGTATCCAGTTTTATAGCCAATATGTACAAATGAATATCCTACTCCATTAATTCGTTGACTTTCTAAATGAACCAAATGCATATTACCTAAACTCTGGTTTAATTCATCGTATTTGTCATTCAAAATCTTGCCTTGACTCGCGTCTAATGCGTTTCCAGTGGTAGAAGTCGTGAGGTTATTCGCCAAATCTTTAAAGGCAAAGCTTTTCAAATCAGCGAACCACTTCTTAATTTTTCCGAAGCCGGCCGACACTTTTTCACCAGAAACAAGGTTTGCTCTAGTTGTTGTAGCGGCAAAAGTAACTGTTGTATCGCTTATATTTCCACCTTCTGCAACCGCTCCGATATTGGCAGGAGTTATGTTTACATTTCCTCTGCGATAATAAGCTTCTTTTGCGCCTTTTACTCCTGTTACCGGTGTGCCGGCAAGCACATCCCAATATCTGTCGATTGTCAGATATACATTACTGCCGGCGGGGATTATATTACCGGCCCCCTCTTTAAAACCAGTGGTTGTGGTAAATTGGTCGGCTATGTTGTACATATCACCGGAAGTGGCATTCGCTGTGCTCGGTAAGTCGGCAAAGTTAATTGTTCCAAGAGGTCTTAATGCTCCACTTAAGCTCTCAGATATTTCTTTGGCTTGTTCTGCGTACTTTTGCGCTTCCGACTCGCTCTTTGCAGAGTTAGTCTCACTTGTCCTAGCATTGGTTTCAGAAGCCTTGGCTTTTGTTTCGCTTGCCTTAGCATTGTTTGCAGAAGTTGACGCGCTAGTAGCAGAAGCCTTGGCATTAGTTTCACTGTTTTTTGCGTTAGCTGCGCTTGTAGACGCATTAGCCTCTGATTTCTTAGCATTAGTTTCACTGGCCTTAGAATTTGTTTCGCTTGTCTTAGCGTTACGTGCAGAGATAGACGCACTGTCCTCACTTGTCCTAGCATTGGTTTCAGAAGCCTTGGCTTTTGTTTCGCTTGCCTTAGCATTGTTTGCAGAAGTAGCTGATTCTTGAGCTTTGCTTGTGGCAAGTTCTGCCGATTTTTGAGCTTGTGAAGCAGAACTGCTTGCTGAGTTGGCTTTTTCTGTCGCAGTTTGTGCTGATTTTTGAGCCTGTGACACGGATTGAGCCATGCCGTCAAGGTAACTCTGAATAAGTCTTTGAATTTCAACGTCAAAATCCTCAACAGTTCCCATTCGCTTAACTATTCCGGGTGCAAAACACATCCATATCTGCTGTTTTTTCGTGTCGGAATCGGTCGATACCGCCCATTCTCCGGCTTTCATTTTTAAGGGGTCAAACTCCGCGTATGCCCCTCGTCTCATTTGAATTGCCATAAATTACGCCTCGCTTTCATCAATTATCTCCATTTGCCTAAAACGTGAAGTTGTAAATACAATTGTTTGTTTGTTTCTGCAGCAGCCGAGTTTATACAAAACCCCAACTCATTACTGCTCCATCTTGTAAAAAAAATAGAATACAACCCGCCGGCGCTACAAAACACAGTACCTGTAGTATGTAAGATACTTTTTATTCCGTCTGGCATATATACGCTTCCATAAGTATAATACAGACTACCATATTTAGAGCCAAACGAGACAGTCGCGGGAAAACTTCCCCACATTTCTATATATCCATCTGTCCACTGTCTCCAATACCAGCCGTTTTCATTGGTAAATGTTTTTGAGCCAAAAACAGTTTCAACCCCATTAAGAGTCAAATTGTTTGCGGTAATGTCAACGTTAGTTCCACTTACATTAACCGTTTCACCGTTTATGCTTGCAAAGCCACCGCCACAGCCCATACCGCTAGTATGTCCTCCAACGTTTGAAAAAAGGTTTGCTCCCTCTGGATTTACTGTAAGATTATTATCAATATCATTTCCACTGTAATTTCCGCTTATTTTTGTCCCTGTTTCCGCGTCTTGCGCCCAAAAACTTTGATTGAGTCCTGTGGACGGGTTGACAACATCAACATTGAAAGCTTTTGTAAATTCGCCGTATGCTCCTACAATTTTTGGGGAAATAACATACTCTTTTCCTATTTGCGTATAGCCAATATTGTCTTTTAATTCGTTTAACTTATCGTTTGTTGCAAAATCGGGTTGGTCTGAGATATTGTTCCACGAAATACTCGCTCCGTCAGCGAGCGTAATGCCCTTGTTATCAAGCGTAATCAGAATTTTTCCTTTTGCGTCTTTGACATACTGCTTGCCGTTTGTGTTATTCTCACCGCCTAGAGTGAGCGTACCACCATGCGCCCAGTCAAAATTAATGCCGATGGCCGACATAATATTGAAAATAGCGTTTCCGTCTTTATCAACTCCGGCATTCCACGTTTTACCATAATCGCTTGATACAGCCATGCCATTAGCTGTCATTTTCCACTGTATATTGCTTGAATTAAGGTCAGCTTTATTGTGCATAATGTAAATAATTGAGCCATCCTCTTGCACCTGTTCAGTCTTAAAAAGCCCAAGTGATTGAGACATTAACTGTGTCAGCAATTGCATTTGCTTGTCATATACGCTTAATTGTGCCTGCGCAACTTTCCTAGCTTGTACGACAGCCTTTGTCTCATTACTGAATTTATCAGCACTATTTCTTGAGGCATTTTCGGCATCACACGAAATTTTAGTGCCACTTCCAACTGTAAATGTTCGGTTGGAAATAAAACAGCTATAGGTATTCTGCTTGCGGTCTGTCACAAGCGCCACATCTCCGCTCTCAATCAGTGGGTTTGACAAGAGCGTAGCGTCAAGAGGTCTAAACCTCATGCCACCGATTTTTTTGAAGATATAGTTTGCAACTGTCTGTGCCTTGTCTGCCGGAATGAAGGGATTGTCAGAGATTGAGACTACATATTCCTCTTTTCCGGCAAGAGCATTAACATCTTTTGTCTTGTCCTCTTTTGAGGTTACAGTTACCTTTACCCCGGTGATAACAACATCATCGGTCGCAACATTCAAGTCTTTTTGCGTGTAAATATTGTGGTAATTTCTCGCCTCCGTGAATGTTCCACCATCAGCACTATCTCCACTTGAATAGTCGGTGAACTTTCCACCATCAACGCTGTCTCCGTCAGAGTATGGTGTAGTTTTTGTGCTAAAAGTTCCGCCATTGTAATTTTGGCTCCCAAACTGGCTCATATCATACCACTCGATAAGCAATTCGCCATCATGACCGCATTTGCCCCATAATCCGCTTAACTGCAAAATGTAAGCTATAGCCTGTCCATATGTGAGCTTTTGATTATCACTCGGTATCTCGTTAATCACGTAATCAGAGTTATCGAATCTCGCCATAGTAAAAGGTACATCACACTTAATACAAGCGTCTCTGACTACCTCATACGCTGTCGTAGGGTAGCTTAAATTGCTATCATACTCACGATTGAAATTGTTAATATTGTCAAGGCAAGTAAGCGTTATGAGTGAGCCGTCATAGCTTGTTTCGCTGACTCTATACTCACCGATTTTTAGTTTTTCACTTGTGCCATCAGAAAAGCTTTTTGAAACATATGCTGTTACGCTTGCCTTATCAAAATCATACTTGTTGTAATCTTCATAAATGTTATTCAGCTTAATTTTCAGTTTTCCGGCAATCAAAGCCCCGATTGTGAAAGTGCCATTGCTCGATGTTGAGTCATTGACCTCAAAGCCATTCGCCCACAACTCACTATCACTAACAGGGATTTTTTCACCATTAGTTGTAACTATGTCGGCAAAGCAATTTACGTTTATATCGTTGTCAAGCATTACTGCCCTTTGCCATTTAGCTGATACGTTTAGCATTTAATCACCGCCTTATTCTTCTATGAGAGGAAAGCTTAATACCTCATACCTCTTATTGCCAACAGTCCATATCTTGATAGGTGCGCTTCTGTCACCTACATAGAATGTACGTGTTTCGTCAGTGCCACTCATAGCGTCAGGATATGTCACTCTGATATATTCGGGGTTCACCATTTGAAGTATCTTTGCTGTCCTAGCCTTGTCTGTACCATTCCACGACAATTTAAGCTGTCGCTTCTGCGCTATTCTATTCTTGTGCATTTTGCCGTCTTGTGTTCGTCCACTATCACTTGCAGACACATCAATCAAGCTCCATTCAAAGCTTGATGGAGTAGGTAATTCCACTCCGTCTACTAACATCATTGCCATATTGTTACCTCGCAAAAAGACACCCACGCAAGGGTGAGTGTCTTAGCCAAATTCATTTGCTACAATATATCGTTGTCCATGCTTTGCTTTACCTACCTGTGTCATGCGATAGAGCGTTTCGCTGTCGCATTTGAACACGTTTTCAATGATAGGTGCAGAGTTTCCGCCGGCATTAGAGTTCATCATTACTTGTGCCATGCCCTCCATGACAGCCTGTTTAATTCCCTCTGTAATCTGTTGATTGTTTGCAACTACATTTCTACCATTTGAGAATTTACCGACTAACTCATTGTGATTAATAAAAGCCATGCCGTCCTCTCCCCTTGGGAAAATTCCACCACTAGCGAGCCTTGGAATGTGCACTTTCGGGACTAACGATACTCCGTTCCAATTTGCACCAGCCACCTTAGCGGCCATAGAAACAACTTTGTTAAATCCTCTTAATAAAGAGTTAATTCCACTGACAACAAAATTAACGCCGTTTTCTATTTTAGAAATAACGTAGTTCATGGCTCCTGTAACGCCGCCTCTTATTGAACTCCACACATAATTAAACGCGTTTGTAATTCCGTTTTTCATGATATTAAAGCAGTTTGTGATAGGTGAAATAACATTGCCATTAAACCAACTCGCTACTCCTTGCCACGTAGATATAACAAAGTTCTTTGCTACGCTAAGTGCCGATGTTATGCCAGCTTTCAACATATTAAAAAAGTTTGAAATCGGTTGTATTACTGTACCGCTAAACCAACTTGCCACCCCTTGCCATGTTGAAAATACAAAATCTTTTGCTGTCTGTATCGTTGTCTGTATAAACGTTTTTAAAAAGTTAAACAGATTTGAAATTGGAGTAATCACATTATTATTAAACCAGCTTGAAGCTACTATCCAAATTGCTTGAATTATTATCCAAACACCTTGAAAAATCTGTTGTGCTCGTGTAGCAAAGCCTTTAAAAAAGCCAACTATCGGCTCAATTACTGTGGAACTAAACCATTTCGAAGCTCCTTGCCACACAGTTACTATGTCTTTCCATAGAGAGCCGAAAAAGCCACTTATGGTTTTCCACATATCTTTAAAAAACGAAACTACAGGCTCAATGACATTTCCATTGAACCATTCGCCAGCCGTTGAAAATAGTTCACAAATTGTGTTCCAATTATCTTTTACTAAAACAACGATTGTTGATACTGCTGCCACTATTGCTCCAACAATTACCGCCGGCAATGCTGCCACACCAGCTAATATTGCTCCGATTGTGGCTAATGCAACACCTATTACCATTAAAAGCTCATTCACCCAGCTAAATCCGTCTTTTAGCATTTTGACAAAATTTACAATAGATAAAATTGTTCCGGCTATTGCCGAAAAAGCAGAACCAATTGTTGCTAATAGGTCTACTGCCCCTGTTCCGAATGCGGCTGTTATTGCATCACCCAAGCTTAAGCCACTAAATAATCCCTCTATGAGCAATCCAAGATTAGTTGACAATGAGGCGAAAATCGTTTTAAATGCTTGCATTATTGCCGTTCCAATGCCAGCTCCTTCTACAAGCTCAAATCCAATTTTTGAAGCTATTGCCTGTGCTATTGCTTTTGATAATGATTTTCCAATAAAAGCGAGTGCCACTGAACCCAATTTTAACGAAATTATCTTTTTTATCAGCAATGTGCCAACTATTATCTCAACAGTTTTAATGTCCAAATTGCTTAAAAAGTCCGTAATTCCTTTAAGTATGTCTTTCCACGACACATTTTTAATTGCCGTGGTTAGCATGGTGTATATTCCTTGCACCCATGCGTTAATAGTTTTTGCTAGTAACGCAAAATCAAAATTCTCAAAAAATCCATTAATGCCGTTAGCAATCGACAAGCCAAAATTAGTCCAGTCGAATGTTGTACCGAATGAATTGAGAAAATGCAAAGCTGTGTTCAGTGAACCGGCTATTGTTGCACCCAAATCATAAAAGAGTCTTGGGCTGATTAAGCCATTAAGGAAGTCTGCAAGTCCTTTTCCGAAATTGTCAGCTTTCTGATATATCTTCTTCCAATCAATGCTCTCCATAGCACTCGCTAGAGCGTCACCGATGTACTTTCCGAGCGAGTAAAGGTCTTTGATTGATGATTTGTATTTTTCAAGCAGTCCATCTGTCTTTTTCAGCGAACTATTAACACCACTGTCAGCTCCACCGCCACCTGAACCGCCACTGCCTGAACCGCCACCACTGCCACTATCGCTGTTGTCATCAAGCGCGTGTATCTCGTCTATACTAAGCAATGTCTTTTTCAGTTTTTGCGCTTTCTTATTGGAACTATCAGCGTTATCACCAATATCGCCTACTCCGTCAGCTATGTCCTCCATGCCGTCAGCCGTGGCACCGCGACCGCTTATCTCGATAGTCCATCCGAAGATTGCTCCGAGTGCGTCAGCTACAGTTCTTGTGAAACTGATAACTTTGAGCATTACCTTATTTAAGGCTTGGACAAATGGCTTTAAAGCATTGATTACTACGCTACCTATGATACTGCCCCATGCTTGGAACTCTTGCTTAAGGACTCTTACACTGTTAGCCCAGGTATTTGCGGTCTTGGCAAAATCACCCTGTGCAGCTTGCGTATTTGCCATGACATAATTATATCTTAGCAATACCTTTTCAGCTTGCGTCATGGATTTAATATTTGCGTCAAATCCGTTTTTCATAGCCCATTCTGAAAGTGTGGCTTGTGTTAAATCAAGTCCGTATCTCCTTAGCGGTGCTATTGTTCCCGAAAAAATGGATTGTAAGCTCTTTGCAACATCAGCTTGGTCTACATCATAAAATGAAGCCATATCGCCAGCTAACCTTGTAAGATTAAGCGACATATCAGCCATACTGTCTGTAGTCTTGTATAGCGTGTTATTTTGGCTCATAAGAGCTTTATTTGCCACAGCCGTACCATTTGCCACTTGTTCTGATGAAATGCCTATGGAAGTTCCTAGCGCTTGGAAACGGCTTGCAATTTGCTTAACTGTCAGCTCCGACATTCCAAAATCTTGAATTGATGTTTTTGTAAAATCATCAACTTTGCTTGCCATATCGCCAAACGTGGTATCTACTACGTTTTGAACCTCTGTTAATTGGCTCGCTAAATCAACTGCACTGCCTATTTTTCCAACAGCTCGCATAACCATCCAATAAGTTGCGTAAAACTTACCGATAGTTGAAGCTAAGCCCCTGAATCCGCTTCTTGTACTCTTAATCGACTTAGTTGTGTTCGAAAAGCCTGTTACAAGTGACCTACTGGCCGAACCAACTTTTGCGCCTTGTTGCGACAGATTAGCAAGTGCATTAGTCATTTGAATAATGTTGTTGCTGACTCTCGGTGCGTTAGATAATGTTGTCATTACCTCTTTTAAGGCACTGCCAAGGTTCCTTATGTTGTCCGCAGCATAACCGGCTGATTTTGAGCCAAGCTTTGAGATTGAAGCCGTTAGTTGCGTAATCTCTGCTGATTGCTTTGAGATACTCGCAAAGCCCGACAATTCTGTTGCCATGCTCTTCAAAGCGCTTGCCGAGCTGACAAGTCTTGCAGTATCAAGGTTGCCGAGCTTTTCCATGTTAGTCGCAATCTTGCTAAAGGTACGTGTGTCAATACTGCTCACGCTTCTAAGTGATGTTGCAAGTTGTGACATTCCACTCGCAAAATTGCTTATGCTTGCACCATTGAGGGAATTGAGAGTGTCTCCAAGGCCCCGCAACTTATCTTGTAAATTGCCTATGGCTCTAGTCGCTTGTTGCGCGTCCGACTTGATTTGAAGCTCAATGCTCTCTGCCATTTTCTCACCTCCCTGTAATAAAAAAGAGCTACCCTAAAGTAGCTCTCATGTATTTATCCTTTGAGCAGATAGTATGTTGTAATCAATCCAACATATCCATCTTGCTTAAGACCTCTATTCTTTTGAAATACCATGACACATTTAGTGAGGTAATCCGTCCACTTGCCGTAATCAGTATCAAGTTTGTAGAAATGATACTTGTCATGCAGAGTTTTTCTCAACCACTTAAAGGCTGTCGGGCAGTTATGTCTCTGACCGCTCCACAAATTGTGATTTTTAGCAAATCTCTGTGAATTGGCTCCAAACTTGCCATCTTCTTTCAGTGCATCAGCTCCTTTGAGGTCGAAGCCTACATTCATAGCGTGCTGCCATTTTCTTACATTATCATTGTCGAGGTAATATTCCTCATTGCCTTTCCAAGCGTTATTCTTTGCCGGAGTTGCTATTGGTGTCGGAGCTGCTGTTGGTGCCGGATTATTCTCTATTCCGTCGCCCTTGTCAAGCTCAATATAGAATAAGTTAGCGTCAGTGCTGTTATTCAGACCGCTACAAGTAAATGCGCTCGAATACTGCCAGCCATACAGAGGATGCTGTATAACAGGCTTCTTTGCGCTATTAGGCTCATCACCGATAGACATTCCCTTAGTTGACGGATAACGTGCTATCCAAAACGGACAATTAATCTGATTTGCGTATGGTGCAATATACTGATTGTAAAAGCTAAGCCCTGTGTATACACCAAAGTTAAGCCCGGCACTCTTAATAACGCTCTGATATGCGTTGATAATATCAATAAGTGTCTGTCCAAGTCCTTGCTGGCACTTATCTTCAACATCTAACCAAACGAAAGTTTTTCTTCCGTTAAGTGTCTGAATGACCTTATTTGCGTCTGTCTTTGCTTTCTCTACTGTTGTAGCGTATGAGTAGTTGTAAACACCTTGTATTGGCATTCCTACATCAGTACAGCCTTTCCAATTTTGCTCAAAGGTTTTATCCGGATTAAGGTCTTTGCGGATTATTTTAAGGATTGCAAACTGTACTCCAGCCCACTTAACCTTACTCCAATCAACATTTCCTTGATATGACGATACGTCAATTCCTTTATATGCCATATTTTCACCTCATTAATCAGGACTTTCAGGTAATCCCGACTGTCTTAATGCGTTAATTCGTTGCTTCATTTCGTAAACGGCAATTTCCTCATTAGACTCCTTGTATTTAGGCTCGTTATCTTTTGAGTATTGCTCATTTAACGATTTTTCGATGTATTTTGCTCTTGCCTTGTTGCCATTTAAGGCTCTGTCGATAGCTGTAAGAGTTGCGCTTAATCCGTATGTGCCCCACCAAGCCCACATGTTGGAGTCTGCTTCTTTTTGCGCAAGCATATAAGCCTTTGAATAAGGCTCTAAATCAGCCGGACAAGACATGTCTATGTCCTCAACGCTAAATCCATAGCCTTTAGTTGCTAACAGCCAATATGGGCGGATTTCGTTGCAATACACTTCCCACGTAAGCTCTTTTACTTCTTGATTGGTCTCTTCTTGGCTGTCTGTACCTCTTTCGCCAGCATCTTTGATAAAAAACTGTTTTTCTCCATTTCTGCTGACAAATCATTGTAGAGTGATTGTAAATCTCCACCCTCTTCATTCTCCGGGTCAAGGTAATCGTCAAGTAAATCGTATACCTTTACAAGCTGTTTCTCTTTTGCTTCTTTATTGTCAAAATCAAAGCCAAATTCGTCAGCGTGGAATTTCTGTAAGCCTACAAGCAAAAACTCCGGTAAAAACTCAAGCATGTTGTCAATGACTTCAAGACCCTCGCCCTGTTGCTCCATTCCTACGAGCCTTGGGATAATTTTATTCTTAACTACCGGTGCATATCCGAATTTAACTGTGTATTCTTTTCCGTTTAATTTAATTTTCATTTTATTTTTCCCTTTCTCCCTAATTTATATAGGGAAAGAGGCAGTTTTAACACTGCCTCGATTACCTTACTATATTGTTTCTTCAAGTTCGCTGTCAGCCGTGCTATCATCATAGCCAACCGCTACGGCTTTTTTCGATTGGCTCATGATTTTTTTGTGAGTGTGATTTCTGCTGGATAGCCTTGGTCATCCTCTGTTACCGCAACATCGTAGTTATCCTCAATCCACTTAGGCACTGTCTGAACTGATACAGTCGCAGTTCCTGTTAAGTGGTCATCAGATGCCTCACCTGGGGCGAATGACTCCTGTCCAATAAAAGCACAGATACCCTCTGAACCTTTTCCATCTGTACCATAAAGAATGATAAAGTCGAGCTTCTTGCCCTCGTTAGTTACCATCTCATCCTTGTACTTCTTCTCAAAAGCCCCCTCAACTTCCATGGAACCGGCTGAACGTCTGCCCATTTCCTGCGTCTCTACTAAATCTTCAAGAGTTGAAGTATCTACCATGTTTTGTGAACCGAATGGTGAGGGAATTGATTTTGCTCTAAGTAAGAGCTTGTAAGTTCCAGCCCAATAATCGCCACTTGTGGCAGATGCGGTTGGTGTCTTGTAAGCAATTCTACTTTTTAATCCTGTTGCCATTTGTATTACCTCCTAATTTTTCATAAAAAAATAAGAGCCAAAAGGCTCTTATAATCTATCATTCCAATCGAATGACCGCCTAGCACGTAATGTTGCAGTCCATATTTTGCCGTTTTTTCTAGCGAATGGGGTTGTTGTCAGCTTGAATGACATAGCTTTGTATTCATTAGCCACTGTCTGTGCCACATTCAAGGCTTCTGAACGGCTTTTATTCGTTGTAACAATTACTTGTGCCGTAAATAACACTGTATTTATTCTTTCACACTCTAAATCCTCATTCTGTTCTATAGGTTCGAGTGCTTGAACTAGCACTGTCGGGAAACTAGCCGTTGCACTGTCCGACTGTTCCTCTTGCGTGAATTTTAGCTTGGGATATTTAGTTTTCAATTTTTTCTCACATCGGGTTTTCACAATCGCATATGTGAGATTTTCAAGGTCGTATACCCATTGATTTTGACTTGCCACTTTATCTCACCTCAACTAAAATTTTTCCGTGCCGTTCTCATAATGTCATTTTCCATTTCTACAAATGCGTGATACATCGGCATTGTAGGTGTAATGCCGTATGAATGGTGTAATTCTCCGCTTTCGTCTCTCCAATACCAACCCTCACTATCGAATGCGTGTGTCTGTCCCGGGAAAGTGCCCTGACCGCCCCTTGCGTCATTGAAATGTGGTTTAGCTTTCCAGCCTGAGCCGTATTCAGCCATAAGCAAAGGCGATACATCAACTGTTTTAAGTCCATCTGCCGTCTGCCATGTGCTTTGTATCTGCCCTGTTTCTGTCGCAAGAATAATAGCTGTACAGCCGTCTGTTGTGTCTTTAATTTCGTAACTAAATGTAATATAGTGTCCAAAATTGCCTGTATTTGCTTGTGCTACGGCTATACCATTACTAGCAAGCTCTCCAACAAACGCTATGCACTTGTCCTGTAAGCGGTCTTTGTATCTTTCAAGCTTGTCTATCGCATCTTGTATAGATTTTTCTGTCAGAGAAACGTCAATTTTCATAATTACACTTCTTTCACAACTGCTTTGAGCATGTATTTAACTGAGTAAAGAGAGGGCTTCACTCCTACTATTGTAAAGTCTGCGGAAGTTGAATCAACTAATCCGTTGGCATCCTTTGTAGGCTCGCTATCGAGCCAAATAACATCGCCCTTTTTAAAAGGGTATTCTCCTCTGTCTGTCAGCAAAACAGCATCAAAGTCAGCCGTATTAAAGCCATATTCCTTGTTTTGCGCTTCTCCTCCGTCAAACGATATATTCGCCCGAAAATCGACCGGCTCTGAAAAGCCTGTTTCTTCATGGGTGTAATATATCTTCTCTCCGTCCTCTGTTTCGTAAAACTTTAGATTTCCGTCCTCGTCTTTGTCATAGACTGTGACAGTTTGACCTTGAAGCGCGTATTTCATGGCTTGTTTATTAATGTCAAGCATTTTTCTTTATCTGCTTGTAAATCTGATTAACACCGGTACTTGCCATGCCCGACACAATGCCAACCGCTATTGCATCAAGAATGTTGTTTGCCGGATAACCGGGAATTACAAACATTCCAACAATGCCGAGTACTCCACCGGCCACACCTACGATAATAGGAATAATATTATCTTTGACCTGTGGTATCTGCTTTGAAGCATATCCGATTAAATAAGTAATTACCATAATGGCAACTACCGTAGGTACTTGTGTAAAGTCCATCAGTTTTTTCCTCCTTTACCTAAATGGATTTCCTCAATCTCATTTTTCATTTTTGTTACCATGCCATTACCACCAAGTGCGTGGTATGCGTCATACATCTCGCAAAAATTCTGATACGCATACGAGGGAATTTCGCCAAGCTTCATGTACTTATCATGGTATTCGATAAGCTGTACTCGTAAAAGTAACATTGTACCTTTTCCGTTCGCTTGTCGTAGCTTCTTTTCCTCTTCAATGCGCTCGTTTCTTTCTTTTGTGTCTATCGCTTTTTGCTTTTTCTGCTCTTGTAAAAGCCAAACAATATAACCCAAAAGCGCCGTCAGAACAATTGGCAAGGCAATAATGTATGTCTGATAGATTAAATTCATCTTACAGCCTTTCATCTTTGGTAATTGGCACACCGCCCACCACCACTTAATGTGTACCGCCTGCTACCACTTTACCGACATCAGTAAAATGGTAACGCACAATCTTCTTTCGCTTATAGCACTTTGACAAAAGGGAAAACTCCAACAAACAGCTTATCTCTGTCTTTCCATGTACGGCTCACTCCGCCCTCACTTAAAGCGCTCATGTAGTTCTCACCGGCTTGTGAATGGTCGTAGACAGCAAGATTGATAATGACATTCTCAAACTGCTTTAAGTCAGTAGTTATATCATCATCAGTGAAAGTGTCCGGATAACACCTTTTTGCCTTTACATCTTCTGTAGCCTGTTTAATAAGCTGTTCAATTACCGGATTATCTTCCTTGTTGTCGAACACTACCACATCAGATGTTGTATCATCATCGTTTGTGACTGTATCAATATGAAATTGTTTAAGTCTAATTTTGACTTGCTCCAACGCGGTGTATTCCATGCCAAGCTCCTTATAATCCAAACTTTTCAATTAACATTTTTTTCAAGTCGCTGCCATTTATTTCTGTGGCATTTTCAACGCCATTTTCGCTCGCAAGCTTCTTTAGGTCGGCTGTTGACATTCTGTTAATTTCTGTCTTTGTGTATGGTGTTTCAGGTGGGTTCATAAAATCAGAAGGTACCGAATTGCTATTGCTTTCCGGTACCTCGTCTCCGACTTTATACCACACTCCATCATGCTTTATAGAGTGCGTTGCTATCATAAGCCTTAATCCTCCTTAACTTTGAGAACCATAACGCTATCCATACCCTCGAATGTAGGTAATCCAATCATAGATACGATACAGTGAGTATTGATAGGATGGTTTGTAGCGTATGTGTATACAGATACACCGGTCTCAACAAGTGAGAGGTTTCCGTCTGTGATACTTCCGCTTCTTTCCTCTGGAGTCTTACCAAATGTGTAATCGCCAAGGAATACTCCGGCAGACTGCGCAGATACAATACCTGTTGGTACAAAGTACTGTGTCTGTCCTGACTCGTCAACATAGCGCTTATCGTATACCTCAATCTCGATACCATATCCTCTAAGGTATTCAGTAACCTGTCCTTGCTGTAATCTGATACCGCCATTGTAAGCAGTGATACCGAGTACCTGTTTCTTTGTGTCCTCTGCCTTAAGCGCCATTTCCCAAGTCTCTGTATTCATGGTGAAACGTGTAAGTGAGTAGCCTGTAGCCTTCGCAAAGTCTCTACGAGCTGTGATAAAGTCATCAAGTGGTGCACATGTGGTAGGCTTATCCCATGCGCTTGTGCCGGTAATTGACTTAAAGTGCTTTTCCTTATGCTCTGCGCCATTGTCGGCTGTGTAATCAACGACATAGTTCTTATCACCAAGCACAACCTTTACCTTTGGTACACCATCTGTAGGTGCAAGTAACTGCCAAATCTGTCTCTCCGGTACAACTAATGCGCCCTCAATTAACATCATTGGTTTCTTAGAGATTTCACGTAATACGTTATTGGCAAGGCTAGAGTTTTCAGAAGTTCTGTAATTGTCGTACTCCTGTTCCTCTTTCTCTGTTACCATATATCCCTCACGATAAAATGGCATTGAGTTCTGAATATCAGAGAAGCCTCCAACATCTCTTAACTCTGCCTGTGCGTCAAAGTTTGAAGCTTTGAGCGATACCGGCAGTCCGTTTTTACCCTTGATAAATCTAAGGTCGAGTGAGTCCTGTTTGCGTGTTCCGAATTTTTGCCTGCCAAGATAAGGGGCAGTTCCTAATGTCTTTTTGTAGTTATCCCACATTACACCGAGGCTTCTCGCTGTAAATGCTTCTGCTAATGGTAATGCCATGTTCTTCTACCTCCTTTTAAACCTGACTTGCTACAATCTTTGGCGCACCATAGAAAGTAACTCTAGGTGTTGCAGTTCTAGCTGCGTCTGCGATTGAAAGTGTCTTAACTTTCTCCCAATCAATAGTTCCCTGATATACATATGTTCCAGGTGCGTCACCCATTGTTACATCTACATCGTGTAACAGATAGCCCTTGCACTCTGCATCATTGCTTGGGAATGGTGTACCGGCCGGTACAATCTTCATTCCGTTTGTGTCTGCGCTTGTTACCATAGTCTGTGGCACAAGGCACGCTGCACCCTCATAAGGGAAAAATTTTAAAATTCCTTTACCCTGTGTAAAGTCTCTTACGATTGGTTTTCCCATCGTTCTACCTCCTGTTTAAATTACATAGCTGTTTTGACTTTCAGCACTTGCAACTGTACCGAATGAGATTTGTTCTGCATTGGCTACATCTGCTGGCTTTGAGTCGGGTTCATTATTGTTACCGCCATTGTTTGGATTAGGAGTGCCTTTGAGTGCGTTTTTCTCATACTCCGCTATCGCATTGGCTTTCATGTCGGAAATAATCTTGCCAAGTGATGTCGTATCAAAAGAGCCGTCCTCTTTTACTACTGTCTTTACCTGTTCTGCTGTAATTCCAAAATCTGACATAGCCTTCTCACGCAAGTCTCTGACAGCGTTATCTTTCTGTAGCTTGGCTATCTGCTGATTGGCTGTCTCTAAGGCTTTATTTGCCTTTTCAAGCTCCGTCATGTTGCCGTTCTGTAGTTCATCAAGCTGTGTCTGTAGCTCGTCAGCTTTGTCGGCTTTAGCCTTGTACTGATTGGTTTTCTCTTTCTCTCTTGCCATTTCCTCACCGCTTTTGTTAAGCAGATTTGTTATCTGCTCATCCGTTGCGTCCGGAAAAAGCTTCAAAACATCATTTCTTGTCATTTCAATTACCTCCGTAACTCACGCTTTTGTTATCGCTGGTCGCACCAGCCGAGTTTTTCTGTTGTTTAACGCACAACTGCAAATTTTGTATAATAAAAAGCAACCTATAAGTTTCCTTACAAGTTGCTCATTATTTGTAATATTTGACACTGCATCTACACCCTGCTATTTCTTTTACCTCCGCGCCAAGCGAATGGTCCTTCGGAAACATCATCAACGAATTTCCAACTTCAAACGGCTCAAAAATATCAATTCTCTTTCTGTCAACATCTGCATGTGTAGGTCTGACATGTGAATCCTCTTTTGAGCGCCACTCTTTTGTTTTGTAGCCTTGTTTCACCATATCAGTTTGCAATCTGTAATTGCCGACTGCATTAGCTTCATTCGCAGCTACATTTTTTGCTCGCTTCTGTGAAGTAAAATACTCTACTTCAGTATTTTGTGTGGTGGCGTCAACCACCTCATTCACAATGTACCGGGCATAGTCTGTAATGTATGAGGGTGTTTTCTTTGCTTTGCAATACTGCGTGGCAATGCTCTCATATCTGATGATAAATTCTTTGGTGATAGTTGTTATCTCTGTTTCTTCCTTGCCGGATAACAAGGCAAATAGCATAACAAAGATTTTTTCAAACTTTTCAGCAAGCTTTTTTCTATCTTCCTTTTCCTCGTCAGATAAATCCATCTCACCAAAATATGTATCATAATCTATGTCTTGTATTTCATTTTTGCCAAGTGTGTGGATTTCATCTGCCATATCAAGCTCCAAAATAAATTGACAGCCAATTATTCATCGGCTGTCTTTCCATTGTTCTTATCATCATTATTATCGTTAGGTGTAGCTGTTGTCGGCTGTTCTTCCGGGAATAACATTTCCATGCGCTTAGCACTTTCAAGAGTGACTTGTTCAGGGTCACTAAACATATCAATCGTCTTAACAGCCCTCTTGTAATTAATACCGCACCTAAGTAATATCTCAAGCACTTCTGCTTTAACAAGCATGTTATCTAGCTTATTGTGATTAATGTGTATCTCAACATCGCTAGGCATAAGCGTAAAGCCCTTATTAATTCTCAGCCTATTAAGAATAAGCCTAAGTGCCATTCTCTCTGATTTCTTAAGGATAGGTTCATTAATAGCCGTCCTAAGTCCGGCATCATAATGTCCGTTTCTCAATTCTACGGCAGAACCGGTGTCACCGCCTGTGTTGCCCTGACGATTTGCGAGACCTTGAATACTTAAAAATCTTTCAAAAAGGTCAGTGAATACCACTTGCCCCTCTGTCTGATTAAGTTCGCTCGTCATTACATCAACATCAGCCTTGTTGTCTGAACCATTGTTAGATTTAACTACCAACGCTCCCTCTTGTCGCATTTTTCTGAATGTATCTATGTCAATCTCGCAATTAACGAATTTCACCCATGCAGACACAAACTGCTCGACTCCATTAATTCTGTCCGATGTAAGCACGTTAATAGCGTCTGTGATTGCAATAGTCATTTCGATATCAGATAATCGCCTTGCATTGTTTGGATATTCAATCACCGGAATTGCTCTATTGCCGTTTATTCCGCTTGCATAAATTTTGTCGTTGCGAATATCAAACCACTCATTATCGGTGAACACATAATAAATATCTGCTCCGTTCTCGTCCTCTCCGATTTGACAAGAGAATGCCGGACGTCCGTTTGAGTAGTATGCTACAAACGTATACATTGGATTTTCAGACGATAAGTAAAAATCACTTTCATCGAGCAACTGCCCTTGTCCATCATCATTACCGATGAATCTGTAGCCGGTACCGCATATGCTTCTCCAACGATGTATGTCTATGTCACACTCTTGTTTACTTTCAGAGTCCATTGTGATATTAAGCTGTGTGATTTCCTCCGACTTGTGGTTATCGGTGCCACGCAGCACGTATTGAATTGGCTCGGCACACATCTCTGCGGTTTTGCGCTCGACAAGCTCATACGCAAGATTTACGGCAATCTTGTTATTGATTTCCGGGCGGTTCACTTTCTGTCGATACAAAATCGGTTGGTCACCACGATAGTATCTGTCAAGATACTCAATCTCAATAGCGTTTTGCTCATGTATCACAAGTGCTTTATTCAGTTCTTCGATTATGTTGTTTTTTGTGATTTGCCTTTTACGTGTGAAAATAACTTGTCTGCCGTAATTATTCTGACAGACAGCCGAAAAAGGTCTTACATTTTTATGCGCATATCTATACATCAATAAAACCTCATGCCACTTGCAGAAGTCCTTTGTGGAACCTCTTTTATCTGAAATTCTCCTGCGCCAGCCCAAAACCATATCCATTTACGGCAGTGCGTACACATTACTTTGTGGTGCTTCTTATCGTTTTTATTTACCCACGTTAATAGCTTTCCGCAACGAGGGCACATTACACTTCGTTTTCCTGTTGGTACAATATTAATATTCTGATTATTCATGTCACCCTCGCTTCACAAAAAATGGCACCCACAATCTGTGAGTGCCATTTCTAAAAGAGATTTTACGCAATGAACGAATTACGATTTTTTCATAGTTATATTATAACTGTCAATTTTTTAAGTGTATATATGCAATGATATGCAAAACTATGCACACTACTGCACATTTTCAAGATATTCTTTTCCGTAAAGCCTTTCAAACTCTTGCAAGGCTCTGCCGTGGATTGTAAATATCTTTCTTATGCTCCAATTTGTAGCCTGTGCGATTTCTTCAAAAGTATTTTGATTAACATATCTCATTGAGAGTACGTGATAATAGTCAGTATTTTCCATACTATCAATTTGACCGATGATATGATTTCTTTTTCTCATAAATTCATCAACAAGTCTGTCTGTATCTTTTTCCAAGTCCACAATTTTAGTTACTGTACTGCCTAATTTATCTTTGTCAGATGAAACATCAACTGCCTCTTTGTCCGTTGAAACAGTAACGCTACATGCTATTGTCTTAAGCCGGTATATCTCAGACAGCTTATTTTGTATCATTTTATCTAATCTGCTAATTTGATTTAAGTAAGTTTTTGTATTCATTAATAAAGCCCTCCTCTGAACGGATTATGTACTGCTTCAACCTTTGCTATTCTACTGCCTTGTGTCATTCTTAAGGCAAAGTTTGAAAAAACATCAGGAACATCATCTAGCTGTTTTTTGCCTGTTACTGAATATCGTTTCAATAGTGATACCATTACTCCATACGGCTCGTTAGGTTTATAAAGCGATTGGTCTTTGAAAATAATATGTTGTAAAATCCAGTTAGAACACTGAAAAATACGCGCTTCTTTATTTGTCTCTGTAGGTACATCAGTGATGTTGCATATCCACCCTTTGTTTTCAACTCGCTTATTAACTTCCATAGCCACTCTGTCACCACCGGCATTACGCTCAAACTCGCACTCTTGTACCTGATTATTGACTAATGTGTTTGACGCGTTTTCATACTGCATTTCATAATCCGCCGTATTATCACACACGCAATCAACGCAATAGTAGTCCTCGCCATATTTTTGCAGTATTGGCATAACAAAATAGTCTGTGCCTTTTCCTTTTGTATCGCATTGGGCTGTGACAATTTCCGGTTCGCCATGTGGCAGATTAAAGTATCTGCGGATTTTATCGTCAGGAAACAATAGGCCCTCACGCTCGATAGGTTCCTGTTTATACAAACATCGGTAAGAGATTTCGTCCATGAGTAATTGTTGGTCGGCAAAAAACTCTTTCGTAAAACCGCCATACTCATAATCAAAATTGCTTTCGCCTGTTACCGGGTCTACATCAGGAACCGATATTGTTTTGACTCTTGGATTTCCGACATACATGTTTTGAATACGTCCGATAACATCATGTACGCTCCAACGAGTGGCAATATGTATTTCTTTACACGGCTTTCCGTCCGTGTCTTGTGTCTTACGCTGTCTTGCGTCTACTGCGTATTTATCCCACAACTTATCAAGTATTGTAGGATTTAAGGCTTCCTCAATTCCGCCTATCATATCATCAACTAGCAAAAATTTACTCGCACGGACTTTTCCGGCATTCTTACTTCCAACAGAAGTACATTGTACTGACGGAAAAGGTTTGTATTTGCCAATATTGAATTGCTCCATTTTGGCATTCGTGCTTGTAACTGATAGATTAGGGAAAATGTCATGCCATGCATAATCGCCATCATTAGTAACAATGTCGTATACTCCATCGTAGTACATTCGTGTAATGTCACCACTGTGTGAATAAAATAGGCTGTAGTCTTTTGGGAACCAACCGGCAACTGCCGAATGGAAAAATTTCTCAATCGTACTCTTTCCGGCTCCTGGCACTAGGCTCACGCACAATATGTCGTATTTATCATCAATCATGCCTTGTAATGCGTCCACAAGTCCGATTTTGATTAGTTGTTTCCTACGTGGCATATAAAATCGGTCTTTAGGCTCACGCTTTTTCTCAATGTACTGAAAATAGCTGTCAACTATTTTGTTTTGAGCTTCAAGCAACAAAACCTCATATTTTTTGTTTATCAGTTCATATGTGGTTTTGTGGTCGAATGCGTATTTTTCCAAATCCCAAATAGTACCGCCTGTTTTAGCCGTGCAGAAGTCCTCTATAAGCTCTTTTGCCCTCTTAGTGAGTTGTAGCCCATACTCAATATCTTTCTCGCCGTTTATGGCTACACTACAAGCGTCTACATAAGCATTGATTACTTGCTCGTCTATTCCGTTTTTCTCTATGTAATTTTCGTAACTATCAACTGTGGAAATAAGGCTCTGACTAGCCATAAGAAAAGCACCTCCACTTTTCAGCAAAGGTGCTTATAGACCTCTGCCTATAATTTTTCTAGGGTAGCGCCACAAACCATTTATGTGGCGGTATTTCGCTTTATTTTACTATTATCATATCTTTTATCATTTGGACTGTATTATTTACTGCTTTTTTTAGAATATTATCGTCAATTTCTAAATCTCTTACTTCTCCACTCCTAGCCATTCCTGCGCAGACGCAATCGCTAATCATTTCAAGTACATCTATCAGGTTTACATCGCCTGGGCAGTTCGATAATAAGTGATGT